AGCACCAACAGCGCAGTCACTATGGCAATCAATACCAACACCAACAACCCAAGCACCAACAACCCAAGCACCAACAGCGCAGTCACTATGGCAATCAATACCAACACCAACAACCCAAGCACCAACAGCGCAGTCACCAACAACCCAAGCACCAACAGCACAGTCACTATGGCAATCAACACCAACAACCCAAGCACCAGTATGGCTACCAACACCACCAACCCAAGCACCAACACCAACAACCCAAGCACCAGCGCAACCAGAACCACCAACACAAACAACCCAAGCACCACCTAAACCAATCATCAAAGATTGGTCATTTATGTATATATAAATAAGTTTACAAATAAACAATTAGAGTAGAATAGTATAGTGTTTTTTTATTTGTAAACTTATCAATTTATAATAAAGAATGACGTGTTGTCATTAAATTTGATGAATTATCAAAAGATAAGTTATGAAGTGTGGCTTGTAAATTATCTGTGATTTGATCAAAAGTGCCAGACCATAAAGGATTATTATTGTGGGTATATACATTATCTATTATATTATTTGTGTTATCGATAGAAAACACTGATCGTGGTGAAGTATTTGGAATAGTTGATGTATCATTGTTAAAGGATAATATCAAAGGAGGTATATTTAACTGAGATGTAGAAAAATAGCTTGTTGAAGAAGGAGTTATATTATCAGCATCAGCATTAGCATCAGCATTAGCATCAGCATTAGCATCAGCATTAGCATCAGCATCAGCATCAGCATCAGCATCAGCATCAGCATTAGCATCAGCATTAGCATCAGCATCAGCATTAGCATCAGCATTGGTATTATTATTTTCCGGTATTGGTTCTAACGAATCATGATCACGAATATCTATTCTACATAAAGGACATCTTGGGCTTAATTGAAACCATCTATGTAAAGCACTCGGAGTAAATATATGACCGCAGGGAATAATTTGAACAACATTATCTGCCGATAAAAACCCTTGTTGCATTATGGGGCATATTCTATTATATGGTTGTTGAATGTTACTAAATAATATTTCTCTTGTTGCGTTTTGAACTTGTTCTTGTGTAGGTCTTACTATAACAGGCGATAAATTGGTATAATTATTTTCTGGTGGGTAAACAGAGTCTGAACGATATAAATAACGTGCTCTTCTAACTCTTTGACCTGTTCTCCTTTCGTGTAATGAACTATTATTAGGATTGCCTGTGGCATTGTTTATGTTATTGGCAGGCTGATTATGATAAAACCCAGTACTTGTATTAAATCCAGACGGATTTACAACTTGAGGCAAAGGCAAAGGCAAAGATGAACGGGAAATATTTATTAAATTATCAAAAGTATTATTTTGAGACTGTATAATATTAATTATAGAATTTAAAGTATCATTTGTATTTTCAATTTGTCTCATATATAACCTAATATCATTAGTTAAAAATCCGCTCATTAATATCTAACTATATTAATTAAAATATGTTTAAATATATCTATAGTTTATCATATAATAATACAAAATGAGTAATGGGGAATGTAAAGAAACAATCGACTCTGTTTATAGTGGTTTAGGTTTAACGGGACTTGCGAATACAGGTAATTCTTGTTACCTGAACTCATGTATGCAAATACTTTCTCATACGTATGAATTAAACGATATGTTTAAAAAAAAACAATACCAAAAAAGATTAAATAGAATTGCCGATTCTGCTTTACTTTTAGAATGGGATAAATTGCGAGAGATGATGTGGAGCAGCAATTGCACCATCGCCCCGTGGGGCTTTGTTAAAGCAGTTCAAAAAGTATCAACGTTAAAAAATATTGAGTTGTTTTCAGGATATGCTCAAAATGATATACAAGAGTATCTATTATTTGTAATTGATTGTTTTCATAATGCATTAGCGAGAGAGGTTGATATGGAAGTATCTGGAATAGTCAAAAATGGAACCGATAAATTGGCTCAAACATGTTATTCAATGATGAAAACTATGTATGGTAAAGAATATTCGGAAATGCTTAATATTTTTTATGGCATTCATGTCTCAGAAATAACATCCATGACTACTGGGGAATCTCTTAGCTTAAGACCAGAACCATTTTCAGTGTTGAGTTTGTCTTTACCTGATAAAAATAACATATCTCTCATGGAATGTGTTGATTTATATTGCAAGAGGGAAAAAATGGAGGGAGATAATGCTTGGTTAAATGATAAAACAAATAAAAAGGAAGATGTTAACCGTGGTATTATCTTTTGGAGTTTACCAAATATTTTAATTATTGATTTGAAACGTTGGGGTGGAACAGGAAGAAAAGTAAATAGCATGGTAAGTGCTCCCATTAAAGACGCCGATTTTTCTACATATGTTAGAGGATATAATAGTAAATCGTATATTTATGATTTATATGGGGTTTGCAATCATTCAGGAGGTTCTTTAGGTGGACACTACACTGCGTATGTAAAAAATGCTAATGATAAATGGTATGAATTTGATGATACATCAGTCACAGAAATCAAAGAGGAAAATGTTATAACAACTCGTTCTTATTGTTTCTTCTATCGTAAAAAAAAATAACTAAATAAATATATATAATAATGGATGTTAATTTGAATTCAATTACTGGAATACCATATTCAACGAATTATTTAACGAATCTCGGCACAAACCCAACTGTTCTTTTGGTTATCACCGTAATTATTATATTATATTATGTGTTGTTTGCTTCTTTAGGAGTAGCGAAAGGACAACCTATTGGTGAAACTATTTCAAATAGTGCTCAGGGGATTGTTATGTTAGAAGTCTTATTATGGGGTGTATTTGTTGTTCTTTTGTTATTAAACGGCATGTCTTATATTTTTAATATTGATATTACCGCAAGCATAAAAAATCTTTTTACGGCAATACCAGAGGTAGACATTAAGGTTGATACTACGGAAGTTCCACAAGATGATGTTATACCAGAAACTACTGTTCAGGAGTTAACTACTGCCAAACAAGTATTTCATGTACCTGGCAATAAATATACATATGAAAATTCAAAAGCTATTTGTAAGGCATATGGAGGTCGTTTAGCTAATTATGATGAAATCAATAAAGCGTATGATGAAGGAGCGGATTGGTGTAGTTATGGTTGGTCTGATAAACAAATGGCATTATTTCCAACTCAAAAAGAAAAGTGGGAGCATTTACAGAAAATAAAAGGACACGAACACGATTGTGGTCGTCAAGGAATTAATGGCGGTTATATTGCCAATCCTAATGTGCGTTTTGGTGTAAATTGTTATGGATACAAACCCAAAATTACAAAAGAGGAAATAGATTTAATGGCAAACACACCGTTGTATCCAAGAACACAACGTGAAATTGATTTTGATAAACGTGTTAATTATTGGAGAGATAAATTGCCGGAAATTCTGGTTGCTCCATTTAATAATAATAATTGGAGTATTATTTAAGAAAAATAACAAAATAGTTAAATAATCAATTAATATTATTTATAATTCTTAATTAAATATATATGAGTTCAATTAAGAATTATGTTAGTAAGATTAATAAATCAATAAATAATCACATTTTTACATTAAAATATTATGATAACTACCATAAACAATCTATTATAAAACTAATAGTTATTTTAGTCATGACTCTTTATGTAGGTAAAAACTTTAAATTAAATAAACAATTAATGGAATTAATTGATAGTCATAAAATATTACGTTTGTTAGCAGTGTATATATTGTGTTTGACGTATGTTACTTCAAATGATAGTAGTATTGCAATAAATGATTTAGTTGTTGCGGGAATTGTTACGTCTATCTTTATTTTATTAATTCAACATACATAAATTAATCTTTATCATAAAATATTATTATATTCGTTTGGGTTTTTTACGGGTTTTTACGAGTTTTACGGGTTTTTACGGTCTTTTTATTGTTAACATTTCTTCTTGTCTTTTTACGAATAGCTGACTTATCGGAAGAGTCACTAAATGAAGCTAAATCAAATAATTTATCATATAAACTATCAGATATAGGTTCATCTTTATCCGTTTCTAAATAATTTCTAGAGAGACTTTGCTGTAAATACAAAAGACCTGCCGGAACAGCTAAATTTTTTAAACCATTTAAAATAGCACTGCTATTTCCACCTGTTTGACCTTTTAAAATATTTGAATCTACTCTAGATTCAGTTTTTGCCTCACCATTTATTATTGAAAGGTCAAATCCTCCAGCACAACCTTTATCATTATTTCTTATAACCATATCATTTACTCCCAAAACCATAACACTTATATATTAAGTAAGCACATTTTTCCCAAGTATTATTTAGCGTAACTTCTTTTAATATCTGGATTATATTTTATATCTCTAGCTTCTTTAATACTGTTAATAATCATATCAACTTGATCTTTATTAGTTATAAATTTTGCTAAACAATCTTCAACTAATTTAAAAGTTAAGGGTGATGTTTGTTTGACTGAACTAAATCGTAATTTGCCATCTGAAATCTCAACAATAGCATTATTTAAATTATTTGTTTCTACATAATTAAATATAATGTTTTCCTCACTGATTCTGTTTTGTTTTAATTCTTTTATTTTGGTATTAAGTTGTTGAATATGATTATCTAAAGTGACCCATTTCTTAACATGCTCATTGAAATCCATTTTATTATTATAAAAGAGATAATATCTAAATATCTTTTATAATAATTTATTTATTAATTATTTAATAGCGTCTCGTTTTATTGGCGTGTTTGCTTCTCTTGTGATGTTTATTCGATTTGCGAGACTTCATTAATCTCTGAAGTCCCAAAAGACCAAAGGGAACAATTGCCGTAGAAATAACACCACCTCCTTTCTTCATGCTTCTGTGGCTCTTCATGCTTTTGTGGTGGCTCTTCTTGCTTTTGTGGTGGCTCTTCTTGCTTTTGTGGCTCTTCATGCTTTTACGCGTGTGGGTGCGACGTTTTCCACCTCCCATGACGTTGGTAACGGCACCGGCGGCACCGGTTACGGCACCGGTTACGGCATTGGTTACGTCCTGAACAGCCTTAGCAACAGGTTTAAAACAATCCATTATACACTATAATAAGAAAATTCTATAATATAAATTATTATTTTGAAAAGAATGATTTATTACGCAAGAGTAATACAAAAATTCCTAAATGAAGAAGAAAACTAATTATAACGAATATAAGTGACAAGTAGATATAAGGATATATTTCAATAATAATGAGTTCTAATAAAGGTGTTAAAAGAGTTTTTAATTCAGTTTTAACGTCTTCTCTCTTTAGAATTAACAAACATTGTTCAATAATAGTATCTTTCATTTTTATTCTATTTACACTTAATGTTTAAAATTATTTTGAAATCTCTGCGTGTTAAAACCCAGTAAATTTTCTTGAAAAAGTTTAAATGGAACCATATGAACCAAATAAATCATTTGACTATTCCAATGTAACTTTAGAAAACCCGCGACCAGTTCAAGGGGGTTCATATTTTACAAAAATAACAATGGGTCAAAATAAATTACTCTATCTTCAGTTTCCAAAATGTTATACGAAACAAGGTATTATTGCTACTAAACGTGGTAAATATTGCGATTTATTGTATGACCGCGCAGATGAAACCGAACTTGTAGAGTGGATTGAAGGATTTGAGTCAGCGTGTCATGCCTTGATTGATGAAAAAAAAAATGTATGGTTTCAAAGTGAGCTTTCTAAAGATGATATAGAAACTATGATGGCTCCCATGTGTCGTCTCTACAAGTCAGGAAAGAAACTTTTACTAAGAGTTAATATTGATGGCAACAAGCACAATGGTAAAGACAAGTGTATTGTATATAACGAAAGAGAAGTATTAATAGATTTAGAAAGCATTAGTGATGACAATATGATAATACCTTTAGTGCATATTGATGGAATTAAATTTTCATCACGGAGTTTTGAAGTTGAAATAAAATTAGTCCAGTTAATGATTTTAGATTCAGTGCCTGAGCAGAGTCCATTGTGTATGATCAAGCGAACTTCTAACAATTCTCCTATGAAAATAGATGTTTGCGTAGCAGATAATAAATCAGAATTTAGCGAGAGAGAACAAGAAACTGAATCTATTTTAGAAGAAACCAAACCTATTTTAGAAGAAACCAAACCTATTTTAGAAGAAACCAAACCTATTTTAGAAGAAACTGAGCCTATTTTAGAAGAAACTGAGCCTATTTTAGAAGAAACTGAACCTGTTTTAGAAGAAACTGAACCTGTTTTAGAAGAAACTGAACCTGTTTTAGAAGAAACTGAGCCTGTTTTAGAAGAAACTAATAATAGGGTAAATCAAGAATCTGAAAATGAATCTGAAAATCCGCAATCTTTAGGTAAATTAGAGGAAATCAATTATTTAGAAATAGTTGGGGATACAAATGAATTAAACGGATTAAATGAAGTAGATTTAGAAATTAATGAAGATTCAGAATGTATATCATTGAAAAAACCAAATGAAGTTTATTATGAAATTTATAGGTCAGCTAGAAATAAAGCAAAACATATGAGGGAAGTTGCGGTACAAGCATATTTAGAGGCAAAAGAACTAAAAACAAAATATCTGTTATCAGATGTTGAAGATTCTGATGATGAAAGTATTTTTGATCAGTAATATTAATTAAATTTTCTTAATTTTAGAAAAATATTTTATCCAGCATTTTATATAATGGGTTTCCTCAAAGATTTACAGAAAAAGATTAAGGCTCATCACGTTATTGCTCTTTTGGGATTTGTAGTTTTAGCTGTTGCTTTAGTTAATTATTCGTCGGGAAAATCTTCTTTGACGGACAACATGACTGGTGGTCGCGCAAGTAGTGCTCAAGCTGTCACACAGGCAGCCGACGCTGGTACCGCTCAGGCCGCCAATCCCGCTGGTCAGAACGAGGTATATGCTGACGTGTCTGATATGGCTTCCCCGTCGTCTATGGGTCTCCCTCCCAGCTGTTCCAAAGGAGCTGCCACTAACCCGGGAGATCTGCTCCCCAAAGATGTCAACTCTGAATGGAGCCGTCTTAACCCCAATGGCAACAATGACCTTGCCAATGTCAACCTGTTGAGCGCCGGTGCTTTAGCAGGTATTGATACTGTTGGAAGTTCTCTGCGCAATGCTAATCTCCAGGTTCGTTCCGAACCCCCGAATCCTACAAAGAATGTGAGTCCTTGGATGAACACAACGATTGAACCCGACCTTATGCGTGTTCCTCTTGAGATTGGATGTGGACCGCAGTAAATAGACCGCAGTAAATAGACCGCAGTAAATAGACAAATTTACAATCTTCTTCTTATTTAATTTAAAGTATTTTAAATAAGAAATTTTTTATCATATATTGTCGATATAATATATAGAATGAAAATTAATTTACTGGGTTATGCTCTTATTGCTTTAATAATATATATATGTATCCGTATTTATAAAGAAAGCATTTATTTTAATTTAAAATGTATTATTTCTGGTGTGGATGGAAACAAATATTGTGTTCGCGAACGAGGTAAGTTAGAAATGGCTGCTGATAGATTAGCGAATGTTAATGGAAATATGAAAACTCTGGTAAATCATTGTGGTAACAAATATCCAGAACGTGAAAATATGAAAAGGTTAGTGAATGGTTATAATCCAAAGCAAATTTATGAAACTCTTCCTACGAGTGTGCATACTGCGTATAGTGAAAACAAGGGTGAAAAACTCGCCTTCTGTCTCGATACAAAAAAAAATGGTGGCCAATTGATTGATATGAATACACTTACTTTTGTCGCCATTCATGAATTGGCGCATATAGCGACACAAAGTATAGGACATACAGATGAGTTCTGGTCTAATTTCAAATTTTTATTACAAGAAGCAGCGAAGATTAATGTTTATGATCCAGTGGATTACAAAAAAGAGCCGCGACAATATTGCGGTATGACCATTACAGATAATCCATATTATGATTATTGATAATTATTTATAAGATTATTGATGAATCACATTTATTTACAAATAAATGATATTTCAATATGCAATACACAATACACAATACGATAATATATGATTTACATTAATTATATATTATCATAAATGATAGGTTTAGAGAAATAAAATACCATTATTTTATATATGTCCACGATTTTCAAGTTTGGTTATAATGTTAATAATAGTGTTACACAAATATATATATTTATTGGTGAACGAATTGTTAATCTTAAAACTGATGTAAATCTAAATAAATTATTTCAATCAGAACCAAATAATGACATTTTTAAGGATATTTTCTCTCCAAAAGAATTACTTGAAATTAAAAAAGAAAGTATTGAATTGATATTTGTAAATGAACAAATACATTTAGATGATACAATTGAAACTATAAAGAAAAAACTGATTGTGGCTATGAAAACCAAATATTTGTCTTTTGGTGAAATTTACATGTTTGCCAAGCATAAAAGACAGTTAAATAGTGTATTAGTATATCAACTTTTAACACAGAATGGTAAACTTGAATTAACAAAGGAACGTCTTGTGCAATTTTTATTAAATATAGATAATGTTAATATTCAGGATATTGTAGACAAAGAAATATATGACTATGACGATATAATTAATTTAAATCTAGACAAGTCGCCCGTTTTAGTAAGTGAACCAATAGGACAGAAATTCATTGCGGTGGAAACCACTTATCCATATACAGTAAATCCTTTTAATGCTATCATTTATGATAAATTATTGGAGAGATTTGTAGAAGAATTGACCACAACAACAAATCAAAGTTTATTGATGGATACTGGAAAAATAGAAGATAACATGATTTTCATATGTGCCGCCGAAAAAGCTTTAATGTATGCCGAACAAAATAATATGTCAGAAGAAAGCACCATCAAAATATATTTTCCGTATTTATTTGAAAAAGAAATTATTAATCTCTCTCAATTAAAATCCGAAAAGGAAAATTTATTGATTGAAACTTTGAAAATGACAGAAGAAGAAGCTTGGTTAGATACCATTAATAATATTAATTTATTTAACGATATATACAATTATAGAAATACTGAATTAAATTATATAGAGTCCGGAATAAAAGAGATTGATTTAACTATTAATGCCGAATATTCGTTTAATCTTCCTCTAGATGTCGTATTTAAATTAATACATGTAACGGAAACAGTTCCTTTTATTAAGTATAATCCAACAAAACGCCAGGAAAAAATTTATCGTTTATATACTGATAAAATGGCGACAAACGGGAAAAAAATACCTTATCTTACCAAAGCAACTATTTTTAAATTAATTAGACAAATTGGCGGAAACAAGGGAGTATTCGTTTATATAGAACACAAGTTGAATAATGATACGATAGTGCCTATTATATGTGAATTTCAAGACAATGGTAATATTATTATTAAATCTAAATTTACAGAGGTTATATCCATATCTCAATTAGATGAACTAATCAAAAATGCGGCGAATCCTGTGATTGATATTATAAAAAATTATCTTATGCAAAGTGGTTATAAAATGAATAATTTCAACTCTATAAATTCACCTGATATTAATATAAATAAATTAGAATATGTAACCAAAATTCCTATTAAAAAAAAAATGAATCTTACAAAAATATTGAAATGCGTATCGAGTATTTTTAGTGTGACTAGTGACAATATAGACGAAGGTGCTGTAATGCGATATAAACGTGTTTCAAATTATGATGCTATGAGCAGTGAAGAAGCTTATATTATTGAAATGATAAATAATGGGGCGAGAGATATTGAGATTATTCAAGGATTAATGGATTATCATAATGTAAAACCAAGAAGTAAAGCGCAGGAAAAACTAGCCAATTTTGTTTCATCGTTGGAAACAGTGCAAACAGTATTCAAGAGTAAAAAATTAAAAATAAAAAACAATCCCGGGTTTTTAACTACTATGACAAAGGAGAATTTTACATCTAATCTTACTATTACAGTTTCAGGAATTAATGATATTTCATATATCACTACGATTCCTTTATATATTGATTCAATTATTCGTATTACTCAAGATCCAGAAACAACGGATATTTCAAGTAAAATAATTAATGCGAGGTGTAAAGGTAAAGAAATAACTAAAGAAATTACTAAAATTAAAGACATTATTGCGCCTGCTGAAAATATTAGAGAAGGTAAGGGTAATATTGATATTGTAGCGAACGAGATTGTTTTTAATGAACCCGACGAAGAGTTAGAGAAACAACAACAAACTATGTTGGATTTATTATTAAACTATAGCGATGATGATGACGAGGATGACGACGACACAGGAGACGAAGACGACGCAGGCGACACAGAAGACGAAGACGAAGATGACACGCAAAAAGGAGGTGGTGATGATATAGATGTAAATATTACAGGAATGAATTTATCTAATCCAAATCCATTTTTCAACAAGTTACAAAAACTTGAACCTTCGCTTTTTTTACAGGAGAATGAAGGTGGATTTTCTGCGTATTCAAGAATTTGTCCATGGAATGTTCGTAGACAACCAGTAATACTTACAAAAGAAGAAAAAGAACGAATTGATAAAGACCACAAGGGATCATACGATAAAGCATTAGAATATAAAAGTAGTAAAGATGGTGAAGAGTATTACTATATTTGTCCGCGTTATTGGAGTTTAAAAGATGGAGTAAGTTTAACAGAGGAACAAGCAAAATCGGGAAAATATGGAAAAATCATTCCAAAAAATGCGAAAAAGGTTCCAGAAGGGGCAAATGTATTTGAATTTACATCAAAGAATCATATTTCGGATGAAACGCAAAAATATATGAACATGTATCCAGGATTTTTAAAATCAGATAAACATCCGGATGGTTCGTGTATACCCTGTTGTTTTAAATCGTGGGATAGTCCAGAACAACAAAAAAGACGTGATACTTGTAAAGAAAACGTTGGTACAAAAAAAACGACTGACAAAAATAAACAAAGTTTTCCAGATGAATATATTAAAGCTTCTGATAAGTTTCCACTTGAACCAAATCGTTATGGTTATTTACCATTTATCTTACAAAGATTTTTAAATACAGATAATCGCGAGTGTCAAATTAGCAACAAAAATACAAATTTAAAACTAAATCATCCCTGTTTATTGCGGCATGGTGTCGAGGTAAGTAAATCACAATCTTTTGTTGCGTGTATTGCTGATATTTGGGTTGATACAAAAGATAAATCAATACCAACTATTGCCGAAATGAAGAAAATATTAATTGATGCGATGGACATAGATAAATTTATGACACTTCAAAATGGAACTCTTGTAGATACTTTTAATAATGATAAAGAGGTGTCAATAAGCGAATTTAAAAAATCCAAATTATATAAAAATACAAATCTTAAAAATGAAAGCGAACTTTCTGTTTTAAAAAAAATAGCCAGTGCTTATACTAATTTTATTGATTTTTTGAACGACCCCACAATAACAATTGATTATAGATATTTATGGGATTTAATATGTATGCCAAATAATAAATTATTTACTCGGGGAATTAATTTAGTTATTGTTGAAATAAAAGATGATGATATTACCAGTAATGTCGAAATAATTTGCCCAACTAATCATTACTCTAGTTCCTTTTTTGATGCTAATAAAAAAACGGTTGTTATAATGAAAAAAGGGAATTATTATGAGCCGTTATATGCGTTTGAAGACACGGGTGATAAGTTTTTAGTCACACGACAGTTTAATTTAAAAAACAAGACTATTTTACCGGACTTGTATAAATCATTAGAACTTATTAAAATGTCAATGAATACTGGTTGCGGTGCTATGCCAAGCCTTCCTAATGTTTATAAATTTAAACAAAATATTCCACTAGATAAATTGGTGGATTTATTAAACCTGAAAAATTTCAATATTGAAACACAAATAATCAACTATAATAACAAAGTTATTGCTGTAGTAGCAAGCAAAGAAGGTGTAAAGGGAATAATTCCGTGTTATCCTTCGAGTTTAATTATTGATTTAACAGATAAATATACTTGGATGGATGATAATTTGGGAAATCCCTATAAGGAAACAAGGGATTTTTTATTATATGTTTATGAATTATTTAAAGGTCGTATTCCGTGCAAACCTTCAATAAAGATAATAGAAGATGGTTTAATTGTGGGAATTTTAACTCAAACTAATCAATTTGTGCCAATATCCGAACCTATAGTTGATATATTTGGAGATGATGTGCCAGCAGTTTCAAACTCAAATTATGCGGTTATTGATAAGATTTCTTTGACAAATAAAAATGTTGATAGGGAGAGAATTGAATATATTAAAAAAATAAAATTGGAAACAAACTTTTTCAATGTTTTCAGGAATACAATTAGAATATTATTAGGCGAATTTAAACATAGTAAAATAAGAGAAGAAATTGAAAAAATTATGAATTCGCCAACAATTCTTTACTTAAATAAATTACAACAAATAGATAATTTATTACGCGAATTAACTAAAAACGAAGTTATTTTTTCAAGTTATTCAAAAAAAATTTTAAATGAATTAACTGAAATATCCAGTTGTTATACAAGTGATGAAAGTTGTAAATCAAAGAGATTTTGTTTAACAAAAGATGATGGAAAGTGTGCTTTGTTAATACCAAAAAAAAATCTTATTAGTAACAAAAATAATGAACAAATGTATTATGGACAAATGGCAGATGAAATAATTAGATATAATAGAATTAGGTCATTTATTTTTAAACCAAATACATTTTTGTCATTTTCCGAGTTGAAATATAATTTACGTGACGATGAAATTATTTTATTACATTCTTTATTAACGCAAGGATATTTTGATGATTTAATAGTCTCTCCAACAAATAAATACGTAAAGCATAACACATATGATAATGTCGAACCATTGAAAACACAAACATACACAAATGTAATTGATATTAGTAAGTATCTACGTGAAGATGTAAATGTAGATGCCGATGAAAATGATACTGGAAGTGTTAAAATAACACACTTAGATACTAGTAAAAGCAATTGTATTGATAAAGTAATGCCTGTTATTAGAAAATGGCATAAAGAATTTCCTACTAACACAATGGAATTAGTTTTTAAAAGTGACCCACCTTCGTGTTCCTTTGAAATTATTTTATTATTAATAAATCAACATACTAATAAATCTCTAACAATTGCAGAGTTAAAAGAAATATTATTCGAGGAATATATATCTGTCTATAAAGACTATAGTGGTAAAATATTGGAAATATTAAGAAGTCAAGGAAAAATACACATGGTAAAAGATGTAAAGAAAAATATTATTTCATTTGATACAATGATTATGAATGATAATTATTATGCTACAAATTTGGATATATGGGTGTTGGCCGTTAAATTTAATATACCTTTAATTTTTTATTCATCAACCGAATTACGAGAAAATTTTGGAAGAATATTAGTTGCGAATAGTGATGACACAGATAAATATTATTTTATTAAATCACCTGGAGTGCGAAACAATGATGCTCCAAGTTATCGTTTAACTATTATTCCAACAAATATATCATTAATTCCATTAAATAGTTTAAATTTTGAGTTTCAAAAAGAAATAAGAACCATGACAAATAAAACGCGTTTATTAAAATATATTTCTAATTTTAAAAATCTTACACGTGTGGACAAGTTAAACAATGATTAGTATACGAGTTTATTACAATATATGTATCTAGATAGTTAGATGTATTTATAAATAATTTTCATCTTCATCTTCATCATCATCTTCTTCATCATCTTCTTCATCTTCATCATCTTCTTCATAATCATCATAATCTTCTTCTTCGTCTATATTTCCTTCTTCATCTATATTTCCTTCTTCGTCTTCAATTCCTTCTTCATCTCCATTTCCATTTCCATTTCCATTTCCTTCTTCATTTCCATTTCCTTCTTCATTTCCATTTCCATTTCCATTTTCTATTAATTCTTGATTATTATTAATAGAAACATCTTCTATCTCTATTTGTATATTGTGATTACGCGATAACCTAGGTATGGTATCAGAAGGTCGAATAGTTGGGCTTGTATTATTTACAGTATCTATAAAATGTATTGAATTTGGTATTGTTCTTCCATTAAAATTAAAGATTTCAGGTATGTCCGTAAAGATGTTACTATTCGATTCTGTTAATTGTTGAGGGTGTGACCACATTGAAACGCTAATGCGTTGTCCAAACGTTGGGTTTAATCTTTTAAAACGCATAAGAAGCTTCGATAGTAAACATTTACTAGAATGCCGCAGATCTGGATTTAATGAAAATAATTCAATAAGATAATAACGTAAATATTTGGAAAAAGCAGCTATCAATTTTGGAATAGGAAAATCAGGATGTATATTTATTCCACGCATACAATGTTTATAAGCTATAAGCATTTCTTTTATATAATAGTGTTTATCTTGATCTGAAGCAGTATTAATAAAATTTTTTATAGAATGTTCTCTTATATAACATTCATTATATTGGGCAAATTTGTCAATTTTAAAATTGTGAAGATAAAACATATGAAATAATGTCGGCATGGTATATCTACTTTTTTTAACTTTAAAATAGATTGTATATAATTGTGCTGTGGTAAATTCTACATTAGTGTAGGGATTCTTTGGAAAGATTGTATCAGAAAAAAAATCATTTGTATTGCCTAGTGAATTTTCAATAATATTAACAAGGTCAGATAAGCGAAATTTATAAATAGTTCGCGTTGGATCATCATAAAGCGAAATAACTATTTTACTAGGCAATTTGCTCAACCTATTCATATAAAAATCTCTATCTGCCGAATATTTTTTTGCATTTTTTAATTTATATATGCGAGCTAATTTACAAAATCCACTATACGCGCGCTGTGCTTTACAAAATGCATCTATTAATATTTTCTTTTGAGAAGTTTTAATAAACTTATTATTAATCAATTCGCCATCTAGTATTTCAAATTTAGTTAAATGGTCTTCCTTCGCACTTTTTGAATGTAAAGTATATAAAAAACCATAATTCACTAAATCATCATCATCATTATTTAAATTATCATAATCAATAACAGATAACTGGGAAATTTTAAATATATCAATTGATGGGAAAAATGATGATATTATATAGGTAAATGAGTTCATAATATCATATTATAATTTTTTTTTTATATCTTTTAGTTTTAATTAAAATCCTGGGTCGTAATCATCAATGTCTCCCATATCTGTGGCTACAATATTCTGAATATTATTTTGTATTTCAAGATTAGCAATAGAACACGGATCATTTTCACTATTAACTAGCCCAGCAAATCCTGCTTCAATTTCCTTGGATTTGTTTTCTTCGTTCCATTCCTGGGGTTGAATTTGTGTAATTTTATCAATATCAAGCACTACTTGAAACGCGCTTGTTCCGAAATAACCTTCCTGTCCACACATAACATTCGCCGAAACTCCCCTCATAGGGTCAATTTCCGCGTGTCTGGCCGCTTTCAAAAACATTTCAGGTGTTTCTTCAAATGAAGCTTTGGCAACAGGACCAATATTATCACTATTAATACCATGGCGAAATATAGAAACCATTGTGCTGTTACACGTCATGCGGTCACACAACAAACTTAAATGGTGATAGTTGATATATGTGCTGTCAAATTCAATAACCTCTGATATTTCATTAAATATAGCTTGTCTTGCTGCTTCAATACCAAGAACATTATAAATTTCCTGAATATCATTTGTATATGTACGATTTACATCAATATAGTCAAGTCCCAGAAGATCAAGCAAATTTGTTCCTACTGTATCAACAACCCAAGTTTCCGTCTTGACATATGAACCATCTTCTTTCACAAGACTATCTGTAATTTTCCGAGGGACCACTTTGTTAATGTTTTTGACTCCACGCAATATCAGATTATCCAATAGCTGGTCTTGGAAATTCTTAAGCATATAAATTTCGTCTTGTTGATCTAGGGATTGTTGTTTATTTGTTGATTTCTTTTTAGAACTAATAATATTATTTAATCTAATTCTAAATATTAATTTGTCTGCATTATAGTCACTATAAACACAAGACACATCATTATTATATGCGTTTTTAATTGCAAAATGAATATCATCCGTGGAAATATTTCTATCCAACATTTCTTCAATATTTAATTTCATACGAATTATCCATTTAGATTTTTCTGTATCTTCTTTTTCCTCGCCAAGACAATTATCTATCAAGTTTTCAAATTCTTTGTATTGTTCCATGGTGTTTACATCTTCATCTATGAGAGTATTAAAGTCATCCGGATCGAAACAAATTTGAATTGATTCCACAACCTCTCTCAATTTTGTGTGTTCAAGTTGAACCATGATACTTTGTGAATTTTCTTGGTTTCTTTCTTCGTCGGGAAACAGGTGAACTGTGCAAGATGGATTTTTGGGATTTTCGGACAATGAAAGAATCTCTTCAATACGCGGAACACCACGAGTAACATTTGACTTGCTCGCAACACCTGCAAAATGAAATGTGTTAAGAGTCATTTGTGTAGTAGGCTCACCAATAGATTGAGCCGCAATCATCCCTACCATTTCTCCAGGAGAAACAATCGATTTTTTATAAGAGCTTACGATTTGACTAACTAAATCAATCAAAGAGTTTTTATTAAACCGTTTAACCATAAGCAAGTCTTTTGGATTCATGTAATAATAGTATAATGTTTTGAATAATTCAGTGGGTTTAATATAATATAAGCTTTCTATCTGTTTAAAACCTTCATCAATAATATCAAATGCTTCTAGCGGTGTAATATCAACCATAGAGTTAGCATTAATAAAATGCTGCCCTTGAACATTATTGATTATGTAGGAGAAGGCAACTGGCAAATTTACTACTTTATTATCTTTATTACTAAATACTTTGCTAGCAATTCCTTCGCGCGTTTTAATGACAAATTCAATCAGTTCCTTACATCTATTAACAAGAGATTTGCGTTGGGTTTTAAGACGACGCAAAGCTGCCTTTGTATAAGAAGTTGTATATACCGCATCTTTCAAATCATCCGAGGGCATTTGATAGTGGGCATAAATTTCTTCAAGCGACATTTGAACGACTGGCAATATTTGGTTTTCTACTCTAACTGTATCGAAACCATCATCACCATAAGTAAATTGAATAATTTTGCGTTTATTATTACGAACAGTCATATCATATTCTATTTTCAAATCCTCTAGTCCTTTAATTAGACGACGTTGAATATAACCAGTTTGACTGGTTTTAACAGCAGTATCAATAAGACCTACGCGACCACCCATCGCATGAAAGAATAGTTCTTCAGGAGTTAATCCTGAAATAAAGGAGTTCTCTACAAAACCGCGTGAAGCCGGTGAATCGTCGAATTTAACAAAATGCGGCAAAGTGCGGTCCTCAAATCCATAAGGAATACGCTTACCATCTACATTTTGCTGACCCAAACAAGAAATCATTTGCGAAATATTAAGATCACTACCTTTTGAACCGGCGTTTACCATAATAACAAAACGGTTATCACTGCTCAAACTTTCACGCCCAATTTTACCAGCATCGTTAGAAGCGCGATTTAAAATATTATTTACTTGCGTTTCAAATTCCTGCTCATTTGTTTTTCCTGTTTTATTTTCAAAAATGCCCAAATGTGTTTCATCAATAATGGTTTTCACTTCCTTTTTTTTCTGAGTAATTACAGAGGTGATTTTTTCATTAGTCTTAGAATCCGCAATTAAATCACTAATACCTACACTATACGCGCTGGTTTTCATATATTCGGTGACAATATTTTGCAGGTCATCAATAAATGCGGCCGATTTCATATTACCGAAATCATTACATATACGATGGATAAGACCCTTTGTCCCGTCACCGAGAATTCCTTTTTCCATTTGTCCGCGAATATATTCGCCATTTTGAATTTCAAGAACATTATTTGATGTTTTATAGTCATCATCGTCTTTGAAACGCTTGGACTTATATTTGATTGAAAGAGGCGGGAGAATTTGACTCATAATCTCAAAATTAGTTACTTCTTTCGAATTAAGTTTGCTAACATCTACTCTATCATATGCCATTAAAAGATTCATCGCATCCCTTGGTGAAAACTTAATATCTGGCCGAGTGAAACGGTATGCTCCCAAAAGAGAATCTTGAAAAATACCTACAATTGATTTATTGTTTGCAGGACTGATAATTTGCCACGGAACAGCGGCCAAATTGCGCAATTCTGATGCGCTTTCAATATCTTGGGGCATATGTAAATTCATTTCATCACCATCAAAATCAGCATTATACGGCTTAGTATCACCAACGTTCATACGAAATGTGTCACCTATTGGCATAATTCGTGCGATATGACACATCATAGACATTCTATGAAGAGTTGGCTGACGATTAAATAGAACTGGGTCTCCATCCATCATATGGCGATGCACAACATCACCAACCTCCAATTTAATTGAATCGCGGTCTACGTAACGAAGTGAAATATTATCACCATTTTTCTTTTCAAGAATTTTTGCGCCTGGATGAACATCCGGTCCATTTTGAACTAATTTCTCCAAGAAAGATTTATTTAGTGAATTTACCTGAACAGGACATGTAATATTTTTGGCAATTTTTAGTGGAATACCTAACTCTTTAATAGAAAGATTAGGATCGGGAGTAATAACTGAACGAGCACTAAAATCAACACGTTTTCCCATTAAATTACCTCTAACGCGCCCGCCTTTACCATTGAGACGTTCCTTAATTGCCTTAAGTGGGCGACCAGAACGCTGGGCAACAGATGCAACTCCCGGGATTTTATTATCAACCAAAGTTGCCACATAATATTGAAGAAATGTTGTCCAATCGTTAATAATGTGTGCGCTTGCGTTTGATTGAATTTTATCTTGAAGCGTTTTGTTTGCTTTAATAATATTAACAATAATATGACTTAAATCATCTTCACTTCGCTGCTGAGAATCATGTTTAACTGACGGGCGAACAGCTGGAGGAGGAACCGCCAATACTTGACATATCATCCAGTCGGGTCTTGATAAAATAGGGCTAAATCCCATGAAAGACACATCCTCATCAGATATACGACGGAAATTTTTAAGAACAATTTCTGGTGTCATATTCATTGTAAGTGTGCTAGAATTTTCACTGCTTATTCCATCGATATTTTCCCACTCTGCTATAAGTGTAGCCAATCCCTCTTTCTTAATTTTATTTGGCTGTTTACATCCACAACCGTCGGTTGTATCCTCGCCACATCTTTTTACCTTACTTGCCAACGAAAATATAAATTGCCAACGCTCTTCGGATGACATATTCAACGCATGTTTGTATTTTTCTTTACTAATCAAAAGTTTACTACATTTAACACAAACACATCGAAGGATTTTAATAGTCGTGGTCAAATATTGAATATAAAAGAGAGGTCGCGCGAGTTCAATGTGTCCGAAATACCCAGGTGTCTGCATATAGTCAAGACCGTCTGTTGGACAAATAAATCCTGGTTCGAGGACACCCATACGTGGATCAAATAATCCATTAATTACTGGTTTATTATTTACATATGTGTCCCTGCTTGTGATTTCAGCAACAGATCCATTGCGAATTTCCTCGGGCGATAATATACTAAATTGAATGCCAAGAATTTTCGAGGCATTTTTTTTATTAATGATTCCTGTGGTTCGTGGAGACATCTTTCTTATAATAACATAATAATATTTAGATTATTTTAAATCAATTTTATTATGTTATTTATCAATGAAGATTATATCGGCATATCTTGTGTAACCTATTAATTAATTTATCGGTAGTGTTTCTCTTAAAGTAGAACTGCTGTCTATAAATATAATCAAAATATATTTTATATTTTTCATCATAAAATTGAAATTATAAATAAATTAAATAATTATTAATATATAGAATTAAGCAATGGCCCCCAACAAAAAATCTACCCACAAATACAATACTCGTTTTAATAAGGATAGCAGTAAAGGTAAGGAATTACAATATAAAAATAATGCTTCCTCTGACGACGACGATGAATTTATTTCTGATGAGGAAGAGGTTGAGTATGATGTAAAAGAATATAGAAATTATCTATCAGAAATATTTCCTTCTAAATACATGAGTGAAAAAGCGAATGCCACTCCTCCGTCTAAAAATAAACCTAAAAATAAATCTAAAAAGACCAATTCTAAAATGTCTAAAACAAAAGACCCAGATTATGAAGCAGAAGAGGAGGAAGATTCATCTTCATCGTGCACAACTGACGACGAGGATATTGAATTAGATAAAGAATTAGATTCAATGTTAGGAAAAGGGGCAAAGATGAATATTATTTTCACAATAGGCAATGGCGCATATGATGAGGAGGATGATGAGGATGATGAAGATGATGAGGATGATGAGGATGATGAAGATGATGAGATTAATAAAACAATTAAAAATATTGTTTCTACTTTAAAAGGAAAAGAAAAAAATATGATTGTAGAAGATGAAGAAGATATAGAAGATAAAGAAGATATAGAAGATATAGAAGATAAAGAAGATGGTGTTACTGATGAAGAAGCACTTATAAAATTAAAAGCACTCACAGAAGGGTTATCGGAAAAAGAAAAGAAAAATACAATTTTTAAAAGTTTAATTAGCCAATATAAAGAAAAAGAAAAACAACATCGTAAAACACTTGAGAAAAAATCAAAAAGGGCAAAAACAAATAATATAAAAAAATTTAGAATGCTATTAAAAGACAAAAATGTTATGAACGATGTAAAATTCTTTCAAGATAAGATGGACACCACACAGCAAAAAATAGTTATAGATCAGCTTGAGGAAATCAAATCACACTGTAACGTGGATAAACCATATCGACTCACTTTATTGGATTCAAACATACCAATGGAATACAAAGCAATCGCTTACAAAAAAATTGGAACTTTGTCTTATATGGATCAAGGTAGCGGAGAATATTATAAAATAAAAAAATGGGTGGATACTTTTATGCGCATTCCATTTGGTGTATATAAAAGTCTACCATTAACAATAGACGATGGAATAGAAAAATGTAACGAATTTATGAATAATGCGAAAACTACTCTAGACAAGGCGGCATTTGGATTAGATGACGCAAAACTACAAATTATGCAAATGATGGGACAATGGATTACTAATCCAAACGCAGTTGGAACGGCTATAGCCATAAAAGGTCCAATGGGAACAGGTAAGACAACTCTCGTCAAGGAAGGAATTAGTAAAATTCTCGGTCGCGATTTCTCCTTCATTGCGCTTGGAGGAGCAACCGATAGTAGTTTTCTAGAAGGACATTCGTATACATATGAAGGTTCTCAGTGGGGTAAAATCATTGATACTCTAATACAATGTAAAAGTAGTAATCCAATCTTCTTCTTTGATGAGTTAGATAAAGTAAGTGATACACCCAAAGGTGAAGAAATTATTGGTATTTTAACCCATCTCACGGATACTAGTCAAAATAATAAATTCCACGATAAATATTTCGCGGAGATTAATTTTGATTTAAGTCGTTGTTTGTTTATATTTAGTTATAATGATGAATCAAAGGTAAATCCTATTTTGCGCGATCGTATGTATAGAATCAATACAAAAGGATATAATGATAAAGAAAAAATTACAATAGCAAATGATTATTTGATGCCTACTATCAGGGAACAAATTAAATTTAATAAAGAAGATATTGTTATCCCTGATGATGTATTGAGTTATATTATCACTAATCACACTGAAAAGGAAGATGGCGTAAGAAATTTGAAAAGATGTTTAGAGATTGTCCATACTAAACTGAATTTATATAGGCTTGTGAAGCCTGGAACAAATCTATTTGAAAAAAACATGTCTTTATCCATTGAATTTCCACTAACAGTCACTAAAGAAATTGTAGATAAATTTATTAAAAAAGAAGAGGATGGTGGTAATTGGAGAAACATGTATGCTTAAATGCAATATACAAAATAAGCAATTATAGCAAATATAAAATAATTAAAAAGATGTATTTTTTTTAATTATTTTATGAAATAATATCAATATTTAATATTCTGTGGTCAACGTTCTGTTTCCACCGCGCTGGTTAAGATATTTCATCTGTTCAGACGAAGCACATACACAACCCGTAGAGGAAGAATAAGTAGATGGACAACATTCAGGTTTTGAAACATTTTGGTCAAACATATAAAGCTGTCCCTCGGGAAGGGGGACAGGACCGCCGTGATTCGTATCTAAATGTTCATAATCCCCAGCATTTTTAGGTTCAGTATTTTCCCAACTTACGCTAACTCCTTTACCCATAGAATAATCAAGACCAGCACCTAGAAGTTTAGTTCCTGTCTGAAATCCTTCTTTAACGCCACCAGCACAAGAGCAAAACATATTTAAAGAAATAAATCCACCCACAATCATACTCAAGATAACAATTTCTAATCGCATTTTATGTCCCAGGACACTAATTTCCATTCTTATAATAGTAAGTTAGATAAAAATTTATTTTTATTTTGTATTAAGATGCATATCGATTCCTATATTAAGATGCATATCGATTCATATATTAAGATGCATGTCGATTCCTGTATTATAATCGCCAATGCGAACTCCATCAACAACATATGTTCCAGTATTTGTTAATATATGATACAGAAATTTCGGTTTTTCAATTTCTAACCCAGAGAGATTTCCTACGTTAAAAATTCCTAAATCTGTATCTTTAATTAAAATATGTTTGCTTGATTTTATTTTTTTGTCTCCCTCTAAATGATATTCATAAACACCATTTAATTCCGAAGCGTCAATTTTAACTATTCCATATACTTGTTCACCGAATCGTAAAATATCATTTACTTCTATATCTTTTATACTTACTTGTTTACCATCTTTTAATTCTATCATCATATCTTCATGTATTCCTACATCTAAATATTTATGAATATCACTATGTTTGAAATTCTTCGGTAAAAATCCATCTACAATACAATTACAACGCAACTCTTTTAATTTCATATAATCTATTTCATCCCAATCTAAAAATATATCATCAGACAATTTTATGAGTTTTGTATTTGTATTAAGACAATATAGATATGGCTCTCTGAAATCATCAACACGTATACTGTTTGGATGTTTATCGACCGTAATCCACTCCATATCTTTGTATACTCTGTGTGTTCCGGATACTAAAATACCATTTAATTTATACATATCTTCTCCTCCGGAAGATAATTTTAGAAAGGTCGTTATAACAGAACCATCCCATAATTCGTCTCCAACTTCTAAATTTTCAAACAATTTATTTTCTTTATTTTTCAATTTTACTATTGTTTTTCCTGAAAAGCATGATGGTTTGCTTGGTATTCCAGGGGGGCTAGGTGTTGGTAAGTCCATTACTCTATTCAAAAAAACCTCCACTATTATAAATGGAATTAACAAAGCAATCATCATAGCGGTTGTAGAAATCGCAACTATATCAGCGGGTGGGAAAAAAAACCCAACAATCCATGATATTATAATTAATGAGGTCATTGCCAAAAGAATATCAAATATAAGCTGTATAATAAAATTCAACAGAGACTGCATTCCTAGATAACTACCGAATAACGTATATAATGCCGCAGTCATGGTTCCGGTTGTTTTGCCGATAACATCGCGTGCGGCAATAACCATTTCTATTAAAGGAATTGTAATATTAAGACTTCTTCCCATAACATCTTCTGAAACAACTTTAATTGAATTTCTTATTTTATTCATTAATGCTCTTATTGAGTTAGAAGCGCTAGTTACTTCTGTAATTGTTTCAGTTAATACATTCATAGTATAAAAAATCGGCTGAAGAGCATAACCTACAATATTTTGTAAAATTGTTTGAACACAACCGGTGAAATTCTCTCCAGTATATTCTAAAGATTCTATTCCTGATTTACCTTGTATCAATCCAGCAAACGGAATTACCGCTGGGTTACATCTTTCATTTGCCCAGTTGTTTTTAATAGGTTGAATATGATTAAGGGAATAAAAATATGCGGTTGCTATAAAAAAGGTTAAAATTATAAAAGCGGTTGACCACACATCTAAACCATATCTTGCTAAAAAACCTTTTTTATTATAAAGATCATTTATCTTTGTAAAAATATTATCCATATATAGTATTTGGATAATATTCAATAACTTTATAGTATTTAATTACATTTGTCGAAGTTTATATATAGTTCATATAGTTCATAAATTTTTAGAAATTGAACCGTTATTATCCTCCCAATCATGAAATGTCCATTCACCAATAGGTATTGTATGGTTTGAAGTAATTAAACATGAAAATGTTTTACATTCTATAGAAGTTTTTACTGAAGGTGTTTTTCCTTTTAAATCTTTAACATAAACATATTTATTTATTTTTGGGTCATGAATAAGATGGCTACCAGAAACAAGAATATCTTCATTATTCTCTCCACCTTTTACGTTATAAACATCTTCTATTTGTTTTCCATCATCATCTATATTACTAATATTCATAACTGCTCTAACACGAGCGTTATTCTTTAATGTTGCGCCTAATGGTATATCTTTCATTGAAACAAATGTTCCATCTTTTAATTGTAATTTAGTATCAGGGTGAAAGCATAAAGCTCTTACCATTTGTCCAGGTGGTCCACCCCAAGCACTGTTCATAGTCATTATAGAACCATCCAAAGTATACATAAGGGCGGCTAAAATACCTACAGTTTTTGAAAACATGTCTTTAATATTAATGATTAAGCGTTGGAATTCAATAAGGATGTTTAACAATGTTCCAAATACACTTTGAATAATGTTAGTTATATAACCACGTAAATTATTAAAGAAAGCCCGCACAGAATTAATTGCGGTAATAAGTGTATTTGTAGTATCACCTAAAACACTCATATTATAATGAATCGGTTGAGTTAAATAACCCATATAATTAGTTTGCATAGTTTGAATACAATATGTGAAATTTTGTGCTGGGTCTTGGCCAAATAATGAAGCAAAAGGCATCACTACTGGATTACATCTATATTTCGGCCAATTATTTTTTATATTTTTTATTCCTACCACTAAAATATTGAATACATATAATAAAATAAATATTAATATTATAATTATTGAAAGTGAAATGTCTGATGACTTCATAATAAAATATAGCATTATTTTTTTATTATGACAAATTTGTTTAAAAATTAATAGTAATGAGCTCCGCTTACGATGGAACCATCCAATCCGCTGGAACCAAGAGGATGATGACTTCTGCCAAAGCCAAACCTGTTACGTAAAAAATTGCGAAAAATTCTTCTTCCTCCATGTTGTGATGTTTTTAAACCTCCTTTCATACAAGAATTTGTTGCAAAGCAATCACCGGCAGCATCATTAAAGCTATTTATTTTTGCTTGATTATTATTTATCGAAGCAGAATTAGCACCAACAGGGCTTACAGCCGGACCAACTTGACTAAATTGAGGCACGTCAGCAGTTTTAGGCCTGCCGGCAATACAACCACCACCACCACCCTTTGTATGGGTTCGCTTACCCTTTTTATAAGTTCGCTTACCCTTTGTGTGTGTTCGCTTACCCTTTGTGTGGGTTCGCTTACCCTTTGTATAGGTTCGCTTACCCTTTGTATAGGTTCGCTTACCCTTTGTATGGGTCAGCTTACCCTTTTTATAAGTCCGCTTTTTGCCGCCATGTATTTTATTCAATCCATTCTGCAGTGTATTTTGGTTTTGTGTAAAACCAGAAGAATTATTTCTAGGGTCACTACCATGTGTAAATCCATAAACTTTTACTGGTGCTGGTTGTAATAAATTAGGTTTATTAATAAGTGACATGTATATATTAATTAATAAGAAAATAAGTTTGATTTAAAAAAATACTATTATAATTAAATATAAATGGATGACACAGAGAGATTAAATCTACAAAAAATGATTTCGGCGAATGAGGTTGAAGATTGCACAGAGTCAATTCGCAATAAAAAACACAGCCAAAAAATACGCGACGATGTAACACGTATGGTTAATTTAAAAACTAAATACGCACGTCTCACGAAAAGCAATCCCCAGCAATTTGATACTATGGTAGTATCCCAATGTAATTTCTTATTTAATAATTATACTGATATTTATAATAAAGTTTTAAAGGATGAAATTGACCTTAAAATCTTGTGGGATTTTCTTAAAGTTTTAGAATCAATTGAGAAAGGAACAATTGACCAGCACGAAGGGGCATTCGAAGTTGGTAAGCTTCTTAAATCTATTTATATTGATAGTGCCTTAAGAAAGGCAGACAAAATAGATAAAAAGACTGGAAAGAAAATTCCAGCTAAACCTATTAAAGAAAAAAAGATTTCATGGAGAGAATATAAGAAAACCCAAGTAAATAACGATTAAAATAAGTAATTAGGTTTTTACATTTTTTACAAGATTAAGAACATAATTGAAATAAATTAAAACTATAAATTAAGTATTATTAACTATGACGTACACAGTTGTTATTGTTGAATCTCCTGCAAAATGTCAAAAAATAGAAAAATTCCTTGGACCAGGTTATAAATGTATAGCCAGTTATGGTCATATTAGGGAATTAAATGGATTGAACTCTATTAATATATCTAATAATTTTAAACCGTCATTTAATATTATTGACAGCAAAAAAACTCAAATTTCTAAAATGCGAAAGATGATTCTAGGCGCAAAAGAGGTAATGTTAGCGGCGGATGATGATCGCGAGGGCGAAGCTATTGCTTGGCATATATGTGAAACATTCAAACTGCCAGTAGAAACAACAAAGCGCATTATCTTTCATGAAATTACTGAAACAGCGCTTAAAAAAGCAGTGAAAGATGCGACATTGTTAAATATGGATATCATCCACGCGCAGCAAGCCAGACAAATTTTAGATTTGATTGTTGGTTTTAAATTATCACCTATTTTGTGGCAAAAGATATCATATAAAACAAAAAAAAGTTTATCTGCTGGACGTTGTCAAACACCTGCTCTGCGTCTTATATATGATAATCAAAAAGAGATTGATGTTTCACCTGGTAGAAAAGTATATAATACAACTGGTTATTTCACAAGTAAAAATCTTGGATTTACTTTGAATTTTAATCATGAAGGAGAAGAAGCAATGACGACATTTTTGGAGGAGTCTGTAAATCATGACCATGTTTATAATTGCGGAAAGGTGAGAAATACCACTAAAACGCCACCATTACCTCTAACCACAAGTGCGATTCAGCAGCTATCAAGTAATGAATTGCGCATATCGCCCAAAAATACAATGGCCGCGTGTCAAAAACTGTATGAAGGCGGTTATATTACCTATATGCGAACAGACAGCACTACATATTGTATTGAATTTATTCATAAAGCCGCAAAATATATTAAGAAAGAATATGGTGACGAATATGTAAGTGAAAATATTGAAAAACTGGCGGAAAGAAAAGAAGAAAAAACAAAATCAGAGAAAACCTCCAAAAAGGCGCAAAAGGCGCAAAATGCAAAAAAGACAAAAAAGGAAGAAAATAATGTTCAAGAGGCGCACGAGGCAATTCGCCCAACAAATATTGAATGCGTAGAGGCAGATAAAGAAATGGGCAGCCGCGAAGTCCGTCTGTACCGTCTTATCCGGCGTGTAGCGTTAGAAAGCTGTATGCCTCCTGCGAAATACAACGCATTAACCGCATCAGTTACCGCTCCAGAAGAGCACACATATAAATATTCTACGGAACAAGTTGTATTTCCGGGGTTTAAAATTGTGGCTGGTTATGAAAAGGAGAGTAGTGATTATGCTTATTTACAAACTATAAAAAGTAAAACCATAATCGATTATAAGAAACTAACTTCTAAAGTAAGTATGAAAGATTTAAAATCGCATCATACAGAAGCAAAATTAGTCCAACTTTTAGAACAAAATGGTATAGGTCGTCCATCTACGTTTTCATCGTTAATAGATAAAATTCAAGAAAGAGAATATGTAAAATGTGAAAATGTAAAAGGTAAATCCATAGAGTGTATCGATTTTGAATTGGAAGGCGAGGAATTAAGCGAAACTAAAACATCGCGTGAATTCGGCAATGAAAAAAATAAATTAGTTATACAACCTTTAGGTATTTTAGTTATAGAATTCTTAATAAAACACTATGACGATTTGTTTCAATACGAATATACAAAGTCAATGGAAGACACACTGGATTTAATCGCAAAAGGAAATAAAATATGGCACGAATTATGTAAAGAATGTTTTGATGAAATTAATAGATTAACAATTGATGTTGGAGAATTAAAACGCGAAACTATAGAACTAGATAAGAACCATACTTATATGATAGCAAAATATGGACCTGTTATAAAATGCGTTAATGGTGATAAAACGACCTTTAAATCAGTGCGCGATGATATTGATATTGATAAACTTAGAAGGAAAGAATATAAATTAAATGATATTATAGTTGAAAAGAAATTTAGTGGAAAACATCTAGGTGTTCATGATGGAAAAGATGTAATTATTAAAAAAGGAAAATATGGATTATATGTTGAGTGGGGTGATGTAAAGAAATCAATCACTACCATCGCGGAGACGGAGGCGACAGAAGCGACAGAAGCGACAGAGGCGACAGAGGCTGTAGATGCTTGTGAAAACATTAAATTAGAAAACGTAATAAAATTACTGACTACCGACATATCAACTACATTTATCAGAAAAATAGATGATAATACATCTATTAGAACAGGGAAATATGGCGATTATATATTTCATAAAAAACCTAATTGGAAAAAACCATCATTTTTAAAATTAGATAAATTCATAAAAGAATACGGATCAGATACATATAAAACATGCGATCTTGCCGTAATAAAAAAATGGATATATGAAACTTATAAGATTTGACACCTTTGCGCATTTCAAACGCGCATGGTAACGTTACCTTCGTCACTCATTTAACGCCGGCTTGTCGACATTTTAAATATGCGAAGGTGGAATAAATAAAAATAATTATATAAATTATATATAATTATTATGGCAGCTGATAATATTAAATATGATATAACAATTATGGTGGTATTTTCAATTATAGGGATTTTTATTAAACTTTTTTTTGGTAACACAATAACAAGTGATGGCAGTCAGGGTCCAGCGAGTGCGGCAATATGGGGATATGGAATTGTAGCAATGTCTATATTATCAGTTATATTTATTACATTTGCTTTAGCAAGTCGTATGGTTCATCTTAATGAAGGGTCATTTAAATTTGTTACACAATTAATAAAAACTTCTCTCCCACCACTGTTATTATTTTCGGTGCTTGTTTGGATAATCGCATTAAATGCGACATATTTCCATAGAATTAATGAAGGTAAAGTTGCGAACGAGTATAATATGTATTCAACCATGTCAACCGTTTTAATTGTTGTTCAATTAATTATTTTATTTAAATATTTGAAAGATACTTTAATGATAACCCAAGGTGGATCATTTACCAAACTCGGTATTGATAAAGCTCTTAAAAGTGAAATGGCATCAGTCACCTATGTTTTGACTATTCTCAATTTAATTTTTGCAGGAATAATGAATATTATTTTAGAATTTTTCTCTACCGATGGTTAAGCAGATTGATTAATTGACATAAATTTATAAGTTAATCCATATTCTTTATCACTTTCCCAAATACCAGATATTTTTAAAATAAATTCATCTTCGAATTTACCATTTTTTTTAACAATATCCGTAAATAATTTAATATTTTCATTAGCGAATTGGTTATATATACTAAACACCGCAGATTTCCTGGGAATATTAAACATACATAATATAAGTTTTTCTATATTTGAAATCATATTTAAAAAAGTTTTATTTTCTTCATAACTAAAATTATATTTATATTTATTGTAGTATTTCTCAGTATTTTTAATCTTTAATATTACTTTAAGAAAAATTCCGTTTAACATAAAAAGCTCGTTTGAGTATATGATTCTACTAAAATCACAATCTTCTATAATTGTATTTTTTACCGAGTTTTGAAATATAACATAATTCGGATCAAACTTTTCTATATCTGTTACTACGTTCATTTTTTAGATATTGTTGTATTAATATACATCTTAATATTTAAGTATTATTTTCATTTGCCATTTCATTTGCCATTTCATGCTTTAACATAATTAAAAATGGCAAAGTTTCAAGAGGTATATCTTGATTTTCATTTATTGTATCAATGATTTTATTTCCTTGCTCAAGTAATAATTCCAAATTTTCCTTTTTAATTTTCATATAATTAATCCAAAGTGTTGCTATATTTGGATGGGTTTCACTATGTGTCTTAAATTTATACATTAAATCATCTAATCTCTCCATTAATAAATCTATTATAAGTGTTATAAAATAAAGATAAGATACAAACTTAATTAAGAATGAAATTTTACGACACACATTTCGAAGAATATCTCGAAAGTAATAAGCGAATATCTCTCCATCCAAAACTTTCTAATTTATATAAAACTTTCCCCGATTGCATATCTAAATTAAAAAATATGATATTCTATGGTCCAAAGGGTGTTGGTAAATATACACAAGTATTAAGTGCTATAAAAAAATACAGCGCAAGCGAGTTAAAATATGAAAAAAAGATGACAATAACTTATAATAAAAATACCTATTATTTTAAGATTAGTGATATACATTTTGAAATAGATATGTCTCTCTTAGGATGTAATTCTAAAATGTTATGGAATGAAGTTTATAATCAAATTATTGATGTGATCTTGGCTAAAACTGAAAAAAACGGAATTATAGTATGTAAGAATTTCCAAGATATACATAGTGACCTATTGGAGTCATTTTATAGTTATATGCAAACATTAAACAATAAGTCACTGGATTTAAAATTCATAATTATTAGTGAAGAGATTAGTTTTATTCCCGATAACATAGTAAACTGTTGTAAATTAATTTCGGTTCCCCGCCCATCGCGAACATTATATAATAAATGTATTAGTAACAAAATAAAAAATTTTGTTGAATTAGATAAAATAACGAATATAAAAAATATCACTGCTTCTGTTACGCAATTAATGAATCCACATGAAGTCATTTGTACAAAAATATTGGATAGTATTTTAAATAATGAGAATTTTAATTTTTTATTGATAAGAGATCAGATATATGATATATTTATTTATAATTTAGATGTTACTGATTGCATCTGGTTTCTTTTAAATAGCTTAATTAAAATAAACAAAATTAAGGAAGATGACATGGGTGATATTTTAATAAAAACATATACCTGTTTAAGGTATTATAATAATAATTATCGTCCAATTTATCATTTAGAGAGTTATGTCTTTTATTTAATAAAAAAGATATATGAATTTTGAAAAAGCGTGCTCAATATTAGAGTTAAAAAGCACATTTACAAAGGTTGAATTAAAGAAAGCATATTATCGTTTAGCTTTAAAATATCATCCTGATAAAAATCCTGATGATTTTGAAAGTAATGAAAAGTTCCGTGAATTACATGAAGCGTATAAATTTCTAGGGGATTCAATAAGTATTGAAAATGAGGATTTAATTAATGAAGAAAACGAGACTATTAATTTTAAATCTCTCTTCAACAAATTTATTAATCTCATGACAGAAAAAAGAATTGATGTTACAACCATATTATCCACCGTTAAAACACTAAAACAGAATTACCAATCTATTTCTATAAAAGTATTTGAAGATTTAGATAAAGAAACGGCAATATCTGTTTTAGAATACATAGAGAATTTTTCGGGGGTCTTAGGCATAAAGAATGACATTATTCAAGCGATGAAAAAAATAATCAAGGACAAAACAAAGAATGATACATTAATTATTTTAAATCCAACCTTGGAAAATTTATTTAATGAAGATGTATATGAATTAAAATACGATGGATATACGCATTATGTTCCTTTATGGCATGATGAAATTACGTATGATTTATCTGGTGAATCTATAATTGTAAAATGTATTCCAGATATTCCCGAGCATGTATATATAGATCAAAAAAATAATATCAACATAAATATTAACATTGCTATTTGTGATATATTAGATAGAATATCTATTCCTATTAAATTGGGTAACAAAACATTTGATATTACCGTTGCAAAATTAAACATAAAAAAAACACAACAATATGTTTTTTATGATTATGGTATTCCAGTTATTAATGTCGCAGACTTATTTGATAATAAAAAAAAAAGTAATATAATAGTAAATATTACTCTTGTAAATAAATAAGATTATTATATTTTTATAATTTTATTTATCATTGTCATTTTGTATTTGTCATTTTGTATTTGTCATTGTCATTTTATTTATCATTTTATTTGTATTTGTATTTGTCATTTTGTATTTGTCATTTTATTTGTATTTGTATTTGTCATTTTGTATTTGTCATTATTCTGCTGCCTTTTTGCGACGAACAATCTTTTTAACCGTTTTTGTTGGAGCAGCAGCAACGGGCTGAGCGGCAACAACAGCAACAGGCTCAGCGACAGCAGCAGCAGTAGCAGTAGCATCTTCGTCATCACTGTCATCGGCCAACTCCAATCCTACAGATGTTTCTTCCTCATCCTCAGGTTCTTTTTGAGATTTAAGTCGTTGAGTTTCCTCGCTAGACAAATTAATAAGACAGCGCCCCTTATAACTTGCGCGAGGCTTTACAACTGCCTGTTCGAGCTTCCATGTGCAACCAAACTTGCCATTTGCAAACCATAGACCACCACACTTAATAACACACGCTACGTTAACACCCTTCGCAATCAACTCACACGGTCCAACACTTTCATTGTCAGAAGGAAAGATCTGTTTCTGCTCCAAATCATAAATTTCACAGTTAAATGCTGAATCCCAGAAGTCCAACTTAAGTTTAAGAGTTGGCGACCGCGTATAATCTGGCTCTCCCGTGTTCTTATCCTTAGGATACTTCAGCATTGGATGAAACAGCGCATCTACCACTTCATCTGACATCTTGCTTTTGTTCAACCATTCCTTTGAATTAGCAACTGCGTCCGACTTAAGTTTAGACTGAAACTCATTCATCGCCTCGAGAAACTGTGTAGTTTGTTCTGTAGCATAATCACCGCTGGGAAATTGTAGAGCCATATCATAACTAACGCGACCGGTTGCTTCGTCCACAAATTTGTTAGCACCCCAAGTCAGCATAAGCGGTGTGCTCAACATCAACTGTTTATTCGTTTTTTTATTCAAAATTCCAATCGATTTTCCACCGGACTTATTAACGCGGGGTTTAGTATAGCTAACATCTTTCTTGGGGGAGAAAGACGTCGCGCTAATACAAAAGTTCTCGGTAGTCTGTTGCTGGCTGGTCATGATGTTGTTGTATTAATTTAATATAGAAGTTAATTTTTAAATCAATTTTCTGGGAAATTCAAAGAAAAAATACGAATTTAAAGAAAAAAATTTATGATAACTACATTTATGTTTTTATACCTGTTTATGTATCAAAAATATTATGTACAATTTTCTTTTGAAAAACCAATAACAGCACACGCAATTCTCTTACCAGCATTGCCAGTTTTTAAGCTTTCAGCATTTTTACCTTTTCCACAATCATCTTCATCTTCGTGAATAATTAAACCCCTACCAATAATATTACATTTCGTTCCCCTAAGTTTAATAACATTATCATAAAATGTGTATTTTGCTTCACCCTTATTATTTGTTTTTATATTACCTAAATCGCCGACATGTCTTTTGCTCATACCAGGACATCCATGAGTATTTTTATAAGGATTGAAGTGAGCGCACATACTAGCGCATTTATCAGTTAAATCCCCTGACTCATGAACATGAAAACCATGTAAAGAATTCGGGGATAATCCGCGAATATTTAAATCTATTTTTACTCTATGATTAGTTAAATCTTCACTAAATTTAACATTACCTTTAATACTATCATTAAATACAGCAACAGCATACACTGGTTTATTTGTCATTATCTTATATAAATAATATATAATTAAAAAACAAACTATAACAAATAAAGATGTGTTACAATATATTACTGCTTTCATTATGTATTATATTTTGAAATTAAATGTCCAAAGGTGTAAAAAGTATTTGAAAATATAATTTAAATTTAAAAAATAAATATAATAAATAATATGGAAGTTGATATCATAGAAAAAACTATACCTTGTAATTCAAAGCAATCAATTATTAATTATTACATAAGTTTTTCAAATTCTTATAATAAATATCAAAATAAAATAATTAGTTCAACAAAAAGAGTTTATCCAGCAATTCAAAATAAAATGCAAATGGTATTTACTAGAAAATAATTTACCCTCTCGAAGATTTATAGGCAATAAGATATAATATTAATAATTTTTTTATGAGTTATTAATATTTTAATTTTTTTATATATTTTTAATTTTTTTATAATAATTAAAGGTTAACTATTTAAGCAGAAGCGGGGGCCTTGTCAGCCTTGGCAAAGTGAGGGCTCATGAACTTCTGGAGGTTGAAGTAAGTAAGCTCGTCACTCTTCTCCAGCTTAAGAAGGCTGGACAACTTAGTGTCAGCATTAATCTTGCGACCATTCTGGGGATCCTGGAGTTTGTGCTCGCGGATATAAGCATTAATCTCGCGGGTTACCTCAGTGCGAGCCATCTCGCTTCCCTGGGTCTTACCAAGGAAAGTGGCCAGCTCATTGCTGATAAGGGTCGGCTTTACAAAACCACTGGGATTGCGGTTTCCAGCCTTGCGCTTGCGCTTAGCAACGACCTTATGTGCCGCACGAAGTTCGCGAGTTGCCTTTTTCTCCAGAGAGCGGAACTCTGTTTTAAGGGAAGTCAGCATAGAAGTCACCTGCTGAAGTTTAGCCATAAACTCCGTGAACTCAGTAGCAATTGTCGAAACGGGGGCAGCATCAACATTCTCAGTGGCTTCAGCAACAACGGGGGTCGCAGCAACAACGGGAGTAGCAGCGGCGGTCTTAGTGGCCTTGGGCTTGGCAGCGGTCTTGGCAGCGGCAGGCTTGGCAGCGGCAGGCTTGGCAGCAGCGGTCTTGGCGGCGGCAGGCTTGGCAGCAGAAGCAGGCTTGGTAGCGGTGGTGGTCTTGGATTTGGCCATTTTTATTATACTATACCTTAATAATTCTTTTTTAAGTGATTTAACGCAATATATTAAATTATGACACCTTATACATCTTAATTTCCTAAATAAACATACTCAAATATGTGATACGGACTGATATAGCCATGGTAGAGCATTAGCAGCATCATTATTTACAAGAGTCAATGCACACAATACGAAATTTGCTCCTAAACATTTACTAGGAGTATTAATTCCTCTGCGAACAAGTTTTTCTATTATTTTTAAAGCTATTATTTTTACATCTAACATTGATAAATTATTAATATAATTAACATTGATTTCTGCAAAAGGATTACCTACAGGAGGACATATTTCTCGTTTTGTTTCTAAAGAAAGTTCAGCTCTATACATCCAAATATCTGTTAGTTCCCTAATAAACCTAATTAAGTGTATTTTATCCAATGACCAAAACCAATTTTTGTCAGTATAATTTCCTAAATTATCAATATCATGAAATATAGACAATGTTTTTAATTCTAACCTTTTTATCGTGGAAATTTCTTCGGGTTCGTCTATTTTTACAGTTATTTTCTCTCCAATAATTTTTGAAAAAAGGATAAGTCTATCAATATTTCTTCTCAGATCATTCGGAATGGGGTTTCTATTGTATGGATTTGTATATTCTGTAATTCCATTCTTTTTTGTTAAAAGATTATAGAGAGATAATATGTCAAAACCATATATCATTTTATCTACATCTTCGTAACTGATAAATTGGTTATAAGATATATTACTGATTTTTTCCATTGTATAAAAATCGGTTTCGTTTACACATAAATTTCTATTACGTCGCGCGGGACCATGTAATCGGTCATATATTTTTACAACGTAATTTCGCCAGCAAATTTGTATTTTATTTGCAAAATAAGATTGGTGTAAATAATTATAAATTCTCGCCACTAATTCATCTTTATTTCCTGATTTTTTTTGTTTATAATATTTACATATTTCTTTCAAATTTTTTATATTATACTTATGTGTCATAAACAAATTATAATCTTCAAATCTTGGTATAACAAATTCATCCTCTTTTATTTTGGGCAAAGTTCTACCCTTTTTTCTTTTCCTTATTTGTTTTGGAGAACAATCTGTTAGGATTTCAATATGTTTTAGTGGAGAGATTTCATTATTAATCACAATAGAATTCATATATTATATATACTATAATTACTTTTTAATGTTATTTAATTTTTAATATAAAAATATACTTTGATTATGACATTGTCAATGATGATAAAAAAAACAATTAAAAACAAATAAAAAATAATAATAAAACTAAATATAATTATTTTTTCGATAAATATCTTCGATGAATATCTACGTGAGTGTCATTCCAAAATATTATACAAATAAGAACCCGTAATCATATAAGAATATGTGTAATTCTATATCATTTATGGGACCATTTATAATTTTCTGCTTGTCAAATTTTTTTACATTCATACCTGATAGATCAAACATCACTAATGTAGCCATCAAGTTACAATAATCCTTTATATAATTGGTATTTTTATCTAACCAATCGTAAAAATTTAACTTATCAGTTTTTGAATTTTTATTAAAATCCATGTACTTTTCAAACCATTTTACTGTTTCAAACAAATTAGTATTTTTGGTGCTATCTATATTATAATCACTTCCAGATAAAACACAAATTTGCTGAAATTCATCACTTGTCCAATGTAAATTATTTAATATTTCATTAAAATCATACATAACAACAGTGGAGTTTAATAAACTCAAGTAGCGTAAAACCCTAGGGCATTTATATACAAACATATCCATATCTTCACTCAAACACGCATACGCTTTATTCTTTATAACCAATTTTGCACATAGCTGATCCGCTTCACCATCAGCATCATAATATGTAATACCACATAACTTAATCAATTGCTTAACCTCTGATATATCCTTGTTTTTCAATCTAATAAATTTCTTTTTCAAAGAAACCATTTCTGCTTGTATTTCAACCTCTTCTTCTTTGCTACAACAAGATAACCGTTCCTTTACCATATTATATTTTATTTCAGCTTCATCTTTATTAACCTTTCGCAGGTTCAATAGTTTTTTCTTTTCCTGCGGTGCTTCTCCATCAAACACGAATACTGGAGTTATATTATAATATCTAAATAACGAAATTAATTGATATATACCATCGATTAATCCTTCATCGCCTTTAAATTTATACATATAAATGCTTGTGTCTATGACTATTTTCTTACCTTGTAATTCTTTAAGTGAAATCTGTTTTATTTCGGACTTACATTTTTCTCTTAGAAACCTATTTAAATTTCGAACCCCCATTATTGTTTACTTTTGTAAGATAGTTACATACATTATTTAATACATCAATTTTATCTTTAATCAATGTAATAAATATTTATTCAATGTGATAAATATTTATTCAATATAACAAATAAATATAAATATAGAAATATAAATAAGAATAGAAATATAAATAAGAATAGAAATATAAATAAGAATAGAAATATCAGTGTATAATGAACTCTTCTTTAAATAACTTGAATACCACTAATGATAATGAACGTAACACTCCTGGACTTATAGATGTTCATCCCAAAGGATGGACAAAAAACGAACACTATTCTTCGTTCGGCGGTTTTTGTGGACAGAATTGCCCTTGTTGCCGTGCTCATTTTAAAGATTTTGGAAGTTGTCCTATATGTTTAAAACAAACTAATATTATTGAGAACGACCCCGATAGTAAACAATCTAACATGAAAACACAAAACTAAATTTCTATACGCCTTGTAAACATTTACAATAATTCAATACAAGACATTCGTGTAGTATTACCAACCCATTTACGCTGTTCTTCAAGTAGTTCCGGCGATTTTCCCGCGTATTTGTTTTTATATAATTTATTATTAATTGAATTACTTATACAATCTAATCCTTGATGCATACTTTTAGTATTATATAAATCTTTAATTAATTCACCAAAATCTCTCAAATTTTTTTCTGTTGAATTAAACCTGATAAAACCAATATTGTTTTGTTCACACCATCTCATAAAACCATAATAATCATTTAATAGTATAGCTGTCAAAATATAATATGAAAACACATTAGTATCTTCTCTATATAAATTTTTTCTTAAATACATGCTTTTTTCACTATTACTATATATATCCTCATAGGTTAATCCCATAAAATTCAAAACTTTGTTACACTGATATAAGGCAAATAATCTTTCGCTTTGCAGACAAAAATTCATATACAACAAAAACTCTTTCTTTTCTTCTTTTTTCTTTTCGCCCATAGAATTATAACTAGTAAAGGCGCAATTTATTATTCTTGCCCATGTTTCGGCATATGCTTCTTCTATAATAAAATCACTTTGAATAGGAAATATTTGTTTAATTGATTCTTTAATACTTGACGACGAATATGAACTAAAGTCTAAGCCATATGAATGAAATGTCTCGTGAATAAATACTTTCATCCATTCCTCTTTTCGAAATAAAACTATCTCTCCATTAACGGCACACGCTAAAGTAAATGCTGTGTTAACATTATTTGTACCTATTGTTGTTGTTAGTTTGTCCGGTAAATTCTTATTAAAAGGTGTTAAATAAACATAAACTGATAATGTATTCGCGCATTTTTTTAGTGAATACATATCACAGATATATAACCATATATACATAAGATGGGCATAGTTATCATATTTAGTTAAATGGTTTAAATCATTTTCGGAAAAAAGGGTAAATCTAATTGTAATCTCTCTGTTATTTATTGAACATTTATAAGTAAGTTGGTATTTTCCTGTATCCTCAATATACGTTTTTATAGTTTGCGGAAAAAATCTGCTCTCATATATTTCCGGTTTTTCAGGTACACCTAATGGTTTCAATATTGCTTTCATACATCCTCGTTTTAATTTGTATTTTACAAAATTATGTCCTTCAACTATATCATTGTATAGTTTGATAAGTAATTTATCTAATGCAGTTTTATTTTTCAAATTTTTATAAATCATACATTCTTTGAATTTGGGTAATATTAATTTAACTATCTCTCCCGAATTTTTTGATAAATTCATTGTAGATAACCTATACATATAGCATTTGAAAAATTTTAAATGATATATATTGTATATATTGTATATATTGTATATATTGTATATATTGTATATTATAATAAGTCACGTCTAACTCGCATCATATTATTAAATATAACTGGTGGTTTTCCTCTACTAAAATGCTGTAACTTTGCCCGTTTTGTTGCCAATAACAATGTTTTAAGATCTGCATTTTGCGTAAACTTTGCCCGCATGGCATCTTCCATTTCTTTTTCATTGCGTCCTGAAAAAAAATCCGAGTCAATCGAAACACCTTTTGGTCTAATAAGCTTTCCTTGATATTTACCCGTCTTGCCTCCAGCAGATTTCGCCATTGCTGGTTCATGAGATAACTCATCGTCAAAATTTCCATCAAGCGTAAATTTCAAATAAAAATCAGGATTATCACGTTTAAACTTGGACGCCTGATAATAGTGTTCTACAGAACTCCATTCGTGTCCATCCAACATAAACTTTTGCACCCAAAAATTAGACAATTTTTTACGCCATTCTGGAATGCGAGCTAATTCGGCGTATTCTTTGTTGCCTTCTGGGCCGAGTGTTTCACCTGCTCCCATTCCAGGTAACGGCTTATTTCCTGATTTTGAATAAAACTGAAACACAGTATCTTCATTATATAAATCGGATTTAAATTCTTGTGGAGATTCTTCCGGCATTATAATTTGTTGCTCTTCCATAAAATTTCTAAAATCGGGTATGATATAATATGGTCCTGCTAAACGCTCTAGGCACTTATCAACAATAAGTTTTTTAACATCAAACGGTAATTCATTAAACATAAATGCCCCGCGCTCTTTATAAGTAATTAATTTATAATGATTACCCATATAATCAACCATAATATAGTAATCGGGTTTGAATTCACCTTTTTCTTCTAAAATCGTATCGTTTAATTGACCACACGTCATAACATTATCCATATCTTTTTCCATGTACGACTCTTCGGAGAATAAAATCAATTTAACATTTAAAACTCGTTCAAGGGTGGAAATAGCCCACGTCTCTCCCCAAAATTCACATGTTTGTAAGACACTTTTAAATTCATCTAAATTATTTATGCCTTTCATAAAAACAAACTCTTGTAAAAGGGCCAGTGTTGATGAACGTTGTAGTTTTGCAATTTTATGTCGCTCTCCAATTATTTCCGCTTCATCTATAATGATTTTCTTTTCATTTCTGTCCTTTGTTGATTTAAGACGTTTCTTTAAATCAGAATGTTCTTTAGCTAAATCACTAATTTCTATTTTAAGAAATTCGGCTTCATTCAAAGCCATTTCATAGTGGTTTTTATATCCCTGAAATAATTCTTCGTTTGCCTCGTCTGCCAAAATTTTACGCATTTCCTCAACAGACACTTTTTTCCCGACTTTTTCAAGACCGTCTCTTATTGTAGCAAATAAACAATGACCTCCCCCTTCATTATCAATTATTTTATAATTGTTATTTTTCATAAATTTTTGAATCCAAGGATTCGTTGGTTTTTTAACATAAACATCGCGCTCAATTTGTGCCTGAATAGCATCTTGTGTTTTAATAGGCGAACTTACTTGTTTAATTGATTTTACCTCAACATCTTGGTCAACATCTTGGTCAACATCTTGGTCAACATCTTGGTCAACATCTTGGTCAACATCTTGGTCAACATCTTGGTCAACATCTTGGTCAACATCTTGGTCAACATCTTGGTCAACATCTTGGTCAACATCCGCATCAACATCCGCGTCTACATCTTGCTCTATATCTTGCTCTACATCTTGGTCAACATCCGCAATTAAGGCTTCATCTACAAAAGAATACAATAATAAATCACCCAGTTCATTTACATCAATATCTCCATCATCATCTAAAATATCAGGTTGTCTATTTGCCATAATCTCATATACACCAATTTGTGTATCTACTTTGTCATCTTTAACAATATAAACAGGAAAATAAATGATATTTTTATCTATAAACGAGAATTTTTCTTGCCCTAAAGCAATCACAATGTTTTTATCAAAAATATTAGTTTCATAAATAGATGTCTCATAATTTATGTCTTCACTATTAAGTTTTCTAATTTCTGGATAGTTAATTGATGGGTCTAATATAGATTTCACCATTATAGATTAAATATATATAATTTTTACGTTGTTTATAATTAAAAAATAATAAACTTACTAAAATATTTGTCATCCTTTAGTTCTTTAATATTTTCCCATAATCGTCGCCTACGTGATACCGCCTCAAAATTATTAGCATCTTCCTCAAATAATACAATTAACTGAACCATCTCATCTTTGCGTAATTTTTGTTTACTAATTCCATAATAATCAAGTATTTTCACCAAATCCTTTACCCCATAATTAGTATTATATTCTAATTCTAAGACATGCGATGTATCAGTCCGTATCTTTGCTTTTATCTCTCCAATATTAGAAAAATATTCCTCATTGAGTTCATTTAATAATTTATTTTCATCGATATTATTTAATTCATCAATATCTTCCGTGTTTTTTTCTGTAATATTATAAAAAATATTTTGCATCTATAATACTACTAATACTCTATTTAATTATTATTTACTTTAATAAAGATTATTCCAACACATCCATAATATCCATATATTTGAATATCGTCTTACTAGAAATACTGGGCTTGGTTTTTGCCTTCATATTGGCGATATGGGTAATGTTGCTAATTAATCCTCTCCACTTAGAATGTGTTCCTAACATTTCAACAGAGTTTGTTACCAAAATATACATGATTTCAGACAATTCTTCTACTATATTTTTTTGATCTTCTTCACAAATCAACCTATCCACATCAATTTGCAATTCCATAATAATATTGATAATATCATCCTTATCAATAAGATTATATTTCATTAAATTAATATAAAAATCACTAATTGCTCTTCGTTTTTCGTTTGTTTTATTATTTTCACAAAATTTATCATAATCATCATTAGGATGACAATACTCAACCTTTTTGAAGAGAGAACTAAATTCATCAAAGTTCGTTCGTAGAATAGGCTCCATAAAACTAAACTCCTCCATCAGTTCTTTATACAACCTGGCATACATTTCAGAATAAAATTTATTACTGCTCGCAATACCAAATAGCGAATTCCCAATTTTATTCAATTCTGTCAACAAATTATCATCAATTTCCCCCGATTCAGGTATAAGCTTTTTTATTTCTATTACGATACTGGTTTTTAATGTATCATATGTTCTGTCTGTCATCTTATTCAAATGTTTACGAATATTATCAATCACAGCCTCGATTCCTTCTTTTTTCGCCATTTCCGTTGCTTGAAATGTTCTAATCATTTCCCAATCCTCGTCATTTATTTTTTCATCTCGTCTCGACTTGATATGTTTTTGATTATTTCGTTTAGGAAAATATGGCGTTTTAATATACTCTGGTGACCCAACCTGATCAGCAATTGATTGAATGATGGATAATATACTAGGGTCTAAATTATATGAAAATCCATCAAACATAATTTTCTTAAAATCATCGATTCCGTATTTTGTTACAGAAGTAGCCATGTTTAATTACCTATAAATATATGTAGTCACATATTTATATCAATTTAATTTAAAATATATAACTTAATGATAACACACTTAAACGCATTTTACAAAATATTATAAGATTATAATGTCAGACATCAATACAACCGGTAGCGAAAATAAATATTGTGATGAAATTAATCAATGGGATGATTTAAATTGTAAGAGTAACTTGCTAAGAGGTATTTACGCTTATGGTTTCGAAAGTCCAAGTCCAATTCAAAAAAAAGCCATATCACCTCTGTTTAATAAAAAGGATATTATTGCTCAAGCACAATCGGGAACGGGTAAAACGGGGTGTTTCGCAATTGGAACACTTCAATTAATAGACACTGAAAAACCTGTAACACAGGCATTGATTATTTCCCCCACGCGAGAACTATCTATTCAAACCAAAGATGTTATTAATTCTATAGGAAATATGATGACTGGATTAAAAACACAATTACTGATTGGAGGAACATCAATAGAAGATGATGTTGATAGTCTCAATAGCAATACTCCTCATGTTATTATAGGTTGTCCTGGACGTATTCACGATATGCTCCGCAGAAAGAAGTTGAAGACAGAAAATCTAGGTCTAATTGTGTTGGATGAAGCCGATGAAATGCTTTCTTCCGGATTTAAGGAACAGATATATAATATTTTCCAATATTTGCCAAAAGACATCCAGGTTGCCCTTTTTAGTGCGACCATGCCCGTCGAACTAAATTCTTTGACCGATAAATTTATGAGAGATCCAGTAAAAATTCTTGTTAAAACAGAGGCGCTCACTTTAGAAGGTATTGAACAACACTATATTGCTTTAGACTGCGATGAACAAAAATACGATACTCTCAAGGATTTGTATGGAATCTTGAGTATGAGTCAATGTATTATATATTGCAATAGTGTTAGGCGTGTACAAGATCTTTACGATGCTATGATGGCTGATGATTTTCCTGTATGTCAAATTCATAGCAATATGGATAATGCAGAACGTAAAAAAAGTTATACTGATTTCAAAAATGGAGTAAACCGTGTTCTTATTTCTTCTAATGTTACTGCGAGAGGAATTGATGTTCAGCAAGTCAGCACGGTTATTAATTTCGATGTTCCAAACTGTATTCATACTTATTTGCATCGAATTGGTCGCAGTGGCAGGTGGGGGCGTAAGGGAGTGGGAATTAACTTTGTAACGCGAAGAGACTCACGTAAAATTAAGGAAATTGAACAACATTATTCAACTGAAATCACCGAATTGCCTGCTTCCTGGGCCGCCAAATAATATATTCGTTTCATATAATTACTAATATTCTATTTCTGTGTATAATGACTCCAGAAATAGAACAGTTTCAACTCCCAATTTATCATTTAGAGGATAAAATAAAGTTGGAAGACCACATTACAAATGATTTAGAATTAAAAAAAACCGAAACAGAAACGTCACTATATAACAATGTTTTCAATCCAGGCAATATAGAATACGCAAATTCCACACTACCATTATGGAGTGAATATTACACAGCGAATAAACAATTTTTAAAAGATTCGCAAAAAATAATCAGCGCCGATATACCTATAATTGATATCAGCAATAATTATGATAATATTAGAGAGATATGGACCGAAATTACTACAGAAACTAGTTTTGAGGAAAAATATCAGTATTTAGACTGGTCGTGGCTTAAAACATTAAATAATAGCGCTGAATTTCTACAATGCATGAGTTTATACAACATGACTTCGCCTATTATTTCTTTAGCGTTACCTATTTTTTTATTAATTATTCCATTCTTTTTACTTAAAATACAAGGTATCCCAATTACAACTGCGAAATATTTGGAAATTCTTAAAAAGGTTTTTCAAAAACATCAACTAGGACAAATTTTCAGCGTGGCCTCGGCATCTTGGGAAAAACGCATATACATACTTGTCACTTTTGTATTTTATTGTGTTCAGGTCTATCAAAATGTAATGTCATGTATTAGATTTACATCTAATATGGAAAAATTACATCAACAAATATTTATCATGAGAGATTATGCCGACGAAACTATAAAAAAGATGGATAAATTCGCCGAATGCTGCGAAAAATTAAATACTTACGAGTCGTTTGTTGATAAAATGAAAATGAAACGATATGTTCTTTGTGCTATGCGCGATGATTTTAACAAAGTTACTCCGTATAAATTCTCTCTTAAAAAAATATTTCAAACTGGTCATCTTCTCAAATGTTTCTATCAATTATACAAAAGACAGCCATATCATGATGCCTTGGAATATTCATTTAAATTCAATGGATATTTACACAATATTACAATGATGAAAAAATCACTGAAAGATAAACATATCGCCAAATGTAAATTTGGTAGAGGGAAAACTAAATTTGTTGACGCATATTTCCCCGCATTGATGGAAAGTAGTCCTGTAAAGAATACATATGATTTAAATAAACATATTCTTATTACTGGACCAAATGCGGCGGGTAAAACAACATTATTGAAAACCACCATTTTCAATATTCTTTTCTCTCAACAAACAGGATATGGATTTTATAAATCGGCAACCATTACACCGTTTGATTACATACATAGTTATATTAATATACCAGATACTTCTGCCAGAGATAGTCTTTTTCAAGCAGAGGCCCGGCGGTGTAAAAACATATTAAAGGTAATCGAAGAATCCGGAAATACAACACGTCATTTTTGTATTTTCGATGAACTTTATTCGGGAACAAATCCTTACGAAGCCATCGGTAGTGCGACGTCTTTTTTGAAATATTTAAATAAAAACAAAAATATTACATATATGATTACTACACATTTCTTGGATTTATGTCGCCGTTTAAATAAAGAAAAATGTGTTTTAAACAGCCATATGAAAATTGATAAAGTCGGTGATGATTTTACATATAGTTATAAACTGGCGGAAGGAATATCGGATATAAAGGGTGGAATAAAAGTATTAAAAGATTTAGAATATCCTGAAGAAATTATTACAATGACAAAAAAAATTATAGATGAATTAGTTATTTAAGATAATTCGTTTAATAAAGATTTAAAATATATGAGTGAGTTGTAAATAATGAGCTTTAATTTATCAGGATTATTCGCAAGTAATTTTATTATAACGATTGGTATTACATTATTATTGGCTGGAGTAATAGTTTATTATTGTAACATTCGTTTTGTAACATTAGAGAGAAACTTAAACCGTCAAAATCAAGTTTTAGCGGATTTTATTAGTAATGTCCAAACACAACTACAATATAGTGGAGGTGGTGGGATGCCTATTCAAGCGCCGTCTGGGCCAAGCGTAAATGAATTAGCGACTAATGAGGCTATTAACGCAGTTGAAGAATTAAATACAGATCAATCGGTATATTCCGGTCACTTAAATACAAGTGATAAGATCGAAGTATCTGACGACAGTGAGAGTGATGGCGATAGTGATGGCGATAGTGATAGTGAAAGTGATAGTGACGATAATGACAACAACGATAATGACAATAACGATAATGACAATGAAACTACTCACGTTGTAGATTATGTCGCCAACCATAATAAACAAAATAGTGATGAATTATCTCTTGATAATTTAAATCTTATTGAAAATATTATTGGATCTATGCCGGGACTCAGTGAGTTTAACAACACAAACGATTCATCTATAAAGGTAATTTCTATGATGTCAGCGAATGAAATTTCTTTAGATGATATTTCTCATTTAGTCTCCCCACAGCAACATCAAGAACCAAATATACGTGAAATCACAGAAATCACAGATAACGTCGAAGAAGTCACTGATAACATTAAAGATTTAGAAGAAAGTTCTAGTGATGATGATGATGATAGTGACGAAGAAGAAAACGACACAGCGTCTCTTATTTCCAATAAAAAAGATGCTTTTGAAATATTAAACATTTCTCCAGATCAACAGACAAATACAGATTCAAGCAAGATGAGTGTAGCCGCTTTAAGAGAAATAATTGTTGACCGTAAATTAGCTTCAAAAAGTGATGCCAAAAAAATGAAAAAAAATGCATTGCTAGAAGTTTTGAATAAATAATTATCTTCTATAATTATATTAATATGAGTTGGGGAACTTGCTATGCGGGATCAAATAATATTCATTTTGACTTTCCACCAATTATGGCAGATGGGCGAAATTATGCCAAGTGGCAGCCCGGGGCAGCAATTAATGCTGAAATCAGAAAGACGGAAGGTATTACAACCAACTGGCAATACCGTAAATATCTTACGCATAATGCAGATAATATAATCAAGCACAACCAGTTATCTGCTTGTGACCAATGTTGTAGTTGTCCAGCGCGTTATGGTGATGGCAAAAACGTATCAAATACGCCATATCTTTATAAATCATGCACTGATAATGCTCAGCCATACGGGTATGAAAATAGTGATTTAAAGAAGGATTATCTCTCTAGATATCAACTTCAATGCCGCATGGTCACACCAGTAATGACACAGGCACAACTATTACAGAATGGTGTTCGTAGCGCTAATTAAGTGTTATTATTTTTTAATATAAAATAATAACACAGTCATTTATATATATATATATATGAAAATATTAAGCATAGACGTTGGAATTAAAAATTTAGCGTGTTGTATTATTGAAACCAAACCAGATATGATGTTTAAAATAGAAAAATGGGAAGTTATTAATTTGTGCGGGGAACATCCCACGTGTTGTTTTAATACGAAAAAAGGCATTTGTGGTAACAAGTCGAAATATTGTAAGAATGATGTATATTACTGTAGAATACATTCAAAAAAATCCGAATTTTTAGTTCCAACGTCAGAGTTGTTAAAAATAAAATTAAAAAGAACAAAAATTAGCACTTTATTAGAAATCGCAGAGAAATACGATATTAATATTGATGGCGATAAATCTCTCAATAAATCTCTCAATAAATCGCTCAATAAATCGCAAATAACTGAAAAAATTATAAAATATACAGATGAAAAAATGCTTGAACCAGTTAAAGAACAATCAGCAAATAACATGAATTTAGTATCTATCGGCATATCATTAAAAAATGAATTAGAAAAATACTCTGATATTCAAAATGTTGATCAAATTGTTATTGAAAATCAAATTAGTCCTATTGCAAACAGAATGAAAAGTATTCAAGGTATGATTGCGCAATATTTTATTATGAAAGATATTACAAATATCGACTTTGTATCTTCGTCTAATAAATTAAAAGAGTTTATTGGAGATCAAAAAACAACATATGCCGAAAGAAAGAAAATCGGCGTTAACATTACAAAAGATATTTTAGCAAAAAATCAGTTAAATATGGATTGGTTGCCATTTGTGTCAAAACATAAAAAAAAAGATGATTTAGCAGATTCATTGTTACAGGGTCTTTGGTTTTTAAGAAATAAAAAATTAATCAAAATAGAATAGAATATATTGCGTTATGAATTACTTAAAAATTAAACCTTATAAATATATCATAAATGGTTGAAGTTAATCCGGAAGTTATAAATTTACAAGGAGGTGATAATGAATCTATTATTAATTTAAATACAAGTGATATTACATCCAAACCATCGGTTAATTTTGGAGGCGGTATTGAACTTTTAATGAATGATAAATTAAAGTCTGATGGAAATAAAGATAGAAACGAAGACATCAATTTAGATGATATTACCGATTTGGAAAACGAACTAAATGACCTCTCTGATATTGAACCTACATCTAGCAAATCCCCATCAAAGTCAGGATTATTTAATAATTCTCTTAAACTCAACTTTTCGGATGATGTGGAAACGGTTAACATTGACACAGATGATAATCCAGGTATTAGTATTGGAAAATCCACTGCTGAACAACTTGGCAGTGACTCGGCGAAAACATGGGATGGTTTTGGAAAGTTTAATAATATTCCTATTGATCCAGATAAAAATATTTCTACGAAACCAAGATTAAGTAATGAGGAATTGCTTAAAGAAAAATTCAAAGTTTTGCGAAATTTAGAAAAGTTAGAGGCAAAAGGCGTAAAACTAACCAAACGATACAACATGGAATCGTCGTTAGACGAAATGAAAGGCGAATATGAGATGATTATTGCTGACAAAGAAAAAGACAACAGTTGTAAGTTTCAAGGTCGTATGTTAATGGCTGCTGTTACTGGTTTGGAATTTTTAAATAATAGGTTTGACCCCTTTGATTTTAAATTAGATGGATGGGCTGAACAAGTTAATGAAAATGTAAACGACTATGATGAAATTTTCGGTGAGCTTCATGAAAAATATAAATCAAAAGCCACAATGGCTCCTGAACTCAAACTGTTGTTTCAACTTGGCGGATCGGCAATTATGGTTCATATGACAAATACTATGTTTAAGTCTGCAATGCCTGGTATGGATGATATTATGCGCCAAAATCCAGAACTTGCCCAACAATTTACCCAGGCAGCAGTGAATAGCATGGGTAACAACAACCCAGGATTTGGTGGATTTATGAATGATGTCATGGGCGATAGAAAACCCCCTCCACCAAATGTAGCACCAGGACCTCCTCCTCCGCCCATGGAAACGCAAGTTAACAAAAGTCAGCGTTCACAAGTTCCGACAAACAGACCCGATATGTCTGCTGCGAGAGGCAATAACGACGGGGTTAATATTCAGGGACAATACAGCAATGTAGGTCCACAGCCCCCACAACGTTCTACTAGAGAAAATGCTCCAAAACGTCCTGAAATGAGAGGACCTACTGATATTTCGGATCTTTTAGGGGGATTAAAAACAAAGACTATCAATATTCAGGAAAATAAACATGATATAAAAGATAGTAGTACTATTAGTATTCAAGATTTAAAAGAAATTTCAAAAGCCAAACAACCTGGACGATCAAAAAATAGAAAAAGTAGCGAAAAAAATACTATAAGTCTAGATATGTAAAACTGTAGGATTTAGGAGTATAATAAATAAAAATTTACAATCAATTCGTATAAAATTACAAAATTTATTTATATTATAATTTTATACTTTAGCAATAAAGTTGTTTATCTCGCGATAGCTCAGTTGGTAGAGCGTGGGTCTGTAGTGGAAATTATACTTTGAAAACCTACTGTCGCTGGTTCGAATCCGGCTCGCGAGAATTTTTATAAATCGTTTAAATCCATATAATAATACCATTATGGTTTATAATATGGATATTATTTCTACGCTTACAAAGGCTTTAGATAAACTAAATTCTAAATCTAAAATTCTTAAAACTAAAATAACCAATGACATGCAAGAAAGAGATAATTTAAACAACGCTATCGAAGAAATTAAACTGAAAATTCAAAATTTAGATTATACAATTCAACAATCAGAAAAAGAATTGGAAGATTTAGATTCTACAATCCAACAAACAAAGGGTGGATATGAAAGAATATTAGAAGCAGGGGAAACATTAATGTCTATTGTTTCTCAAAATTTACCCAATATTGATAATTAGTATATTACGGATATTGTTGTTTTCATGATTTTTTATATAAATTATATTTTTTACCATATAATTCATATTTTTACCATATAATTCATATTTTTACCATATAATTCATATTTTTTACCATATAATTCATTTTTACCATATAATTCATTTTTTTACAAATCTTTATCAATAATGACTTCCTTGGCAATGTTTTTGACAACTTTATTTTTGTTTTTTTCGTAATCACCTTTTCCACCCATAGTTTCTATCAAAATATTAAGATATTCGTCATTTTCTCTCGTGGTTGAATTGGTAAACTTGGGATGTTTATCAGTCCATTCACTTATCAATTTTATATTTTTCTTTTCTACGGTTCTTATTGCCTTTTTAATTTTTATATTTTCTGAACATTCTTTTTCCCACTTATCTTCATCTTTAACATATAATGTTTCTCTCTTAGCATCACTACAGTGAACCGGGCGTTTTGTTATATCTAGTTCATTAAGTTCTTTGAGTATTATTGAAGAAATACCATTAACATAACCGTTTGAACCCACGTGTTCAAGATCCTTTAACTGTAATGTAATTGAATTAGCGAAATCCATAATATTCATAGCATCCTTGCACTGCTCATTAAGAAACATATTTAAGTTAAATGTCTTATTATGACTATTAATAGTGTGATTATTTATCATGTTTGGTTGTATATTCTTACAAATCTCTAATACCTGCTTTTGCAGCTCGTTATTCTGCTTTTGCAGCTCGCTATTTTGTTTTTGTAATTCTACATTACTTTTTATAATTTCCATAGCTAAACTGGTAATATTTTCATTTTCGGTTTTATTCATATCGTCACAAATAATTTCTTGGTTTTTTTTACATTTTTTGGTGTGAGCCCATAATCCATTTCGTGATTTATAGACCTTATTACATAACAAACAATTAAATTTAACTGGGCTCGTTTTTGCGTCACCAAATCCGTCACCAACCGTCACCAAAAGAGCTTTATTATGTTTTGCTGTGGAAATATGTCTCTTCCAGTTAGCATTCTTAAAGCATTTATAGTCACATTCTTCGCATACAAATTTATAATTATTTTCTGGCTCGTTTTTTGTCACCATCCGTCACTATATATTGGTGACATAAAAAAGAGCCGCCTAAATATTTTATAAAATTTTTAAAAAACACAAAAAAGTAGATGGTCACAAATGAAATTCTCAAAAACCAAAATGAAAGCATTATGCTCTAAACCCAATTTTCACGTTTTTCATTTTTAATTCTCTATTTCTAAAACTCATTTTGGACATTTATAAATGTCCTTTTTTCATTTTTGAAATTACAAATCCAAAAACACGTTTTATTAAAAAAAAGTGCCTACATTCCCTACAAACTACCCATATAGTTCCTTTTTTAAAGCACTACTATAATGTTTTATGGAGAGATATATCTATTATTCAGCATAATTTTAATTAAATTGAAATAATCATTATCTATAATTATTATAACATAAACTTAAAAGGATTATTATTTTATAATAACTCAACAATGAATTTCATTCTAATCGATGGTAGCTATTATATATTTTATAGATATTATGCGCTGGAAATGTGGTGGAAACACGCAAAAAAAGATGAAAATCAAGAAAACATTTTGCAGTCAGAAAGCACCGAATTTATAGAGAAATTCCAAAAAACATTTGCGTCAAATATAGATGACATAGATAAGAAATTAGGTATTCATAAATCCAAAATTCCGTCTATTAAAATTGTAGGAAAGGATTGTCCTAGACAGCAAATATGGCGTAATAAATTGTATCCAAACTATAAAGAAACGCGCAAAAATAATACCGGTGTTGGTAATTTCTTTAAGATGGTATATGAAAATGATTTATTTCAAAAAGCGGGCGTTCAAAAAATAGTATCATATCATCAACTCGAAGCGGATGATTGTATAGCTATTACTGCAAAACATATATACGAAAAATATCCTGAAGCAAATATATGGATTATTACAAGTGATATGGATTATTTACAACTAGCATGTGATAGAATTAGAATTTTCAATTTGAAATATAAAGAACTAATTGAAAGTAAAAAAGCAAACGGGGATTCCAAAATGGATCTATTTTGTAAAATAGTCGCGGGCGATAAGAGTGATAACATACCAGCAGTATTTAATAATTGTGGTATAAAAACAGCAATAAAATATTACAATTCTCCTGAATTATTTAATGAAAAGTTACATAGCGACCCAGACGCACAACAAAGGTATGACAGAAACCAAAAAATAATTGATTTTAATTTTATTCCAGATGAATTGATAAATGGTTTTAAGAGAGATATATTAGGATTATAGATTATTTCTTTGTTTTGTTTGCCTTACTTTTGCGCGTTTTGCTTGCTCTGCTTTTGCGCGTTTTGCTTTGACATGCTCTGCTTTTACCTGCTTTGTTTTTACCTTTGCCACCTACGCGTTTACGTTTTGTTCCAGGTTGCAAATTAACAGGTTGCTTATTCGATTGTGTTTGTTGTGGCTTATATCCAAATGAATAATTGGGTGGTTGTTGTGGCTTATATCCAGGAGGATTATATCTTTGTTGAGGATTATATCCAGGAGGATAATACGGTGTTTGTTGTGGTTTTTTTTTGCCAGTTGTCACACCTGTTTTAGAACTTGTATACATAACCGGTGGAGGCCTCATTGGTAGGGTATAGTCTCCCAACCCAAGATTAATGCCTAATACTTTCTTAGCTTGTTCATCTAAATTTTTAGCTTGATCTTTACATTTTGCTCTTTTAAATCCAACCATATTAGGTTGTTTTTTACCATCAATAAGCGCCAATTCTATTTCTATTGAAAAAGGTGAATTAGATGTAATATTTTGTTTTACAATTTTACTTTCACGAATAATGTAAACCTTTCCATCAATAAAAAATTTACCCTTGTATGGAAAATACATTTTCATTAAAAAATTAATATTATTATCAACAATGCCTTGTTTCTTTGCTTGTTGTAAAGTAAGTGGTTTAAATCCACTTCCAGGACGCATCGCATATTGAAGCAATCGTGTAAAATCACCGGGGTTACTAAATATATCTTTTGTACGGACACCTAAATTAGCATCTTCAATTAATTTATTTGTTAACTTTATATTTGATGTAAAATAAATAGGAGAAATTATTTTATTGTTAGGGTCAATCATATTAGTCGTAAATATAATAGGTTTGTTTGTACCTGTAACATAATCGCCTCTTGTTTTAATTTTAATATCAATAGTATTACTTATGGTATTTTTTTTGGGTGGCATATTATATTTTTTATCTTATATTAAAGAGATAAAAGATTATTTACATTTTGTTGGCTATAAAATAACTCTTATATTTGTTTTGTAAGTTTTTTGTTTTTTGTAATTCGGCTTTACGTAATATGTCTAATGCTGCGCGCTCTTCTTCGTCAGATATATGTCCATCTTTATCAGCATCAACTTCAACAGAAATTGCTCGTAATTTTTCAGGAACTATACAAAGTTGACTGTTTTCATTTAATAAGAAATCAGATAAAACAACAAACGCGGCTGTTAATAGAATTGACATAATTATATCATGCGTAGCCATAAATACAATAGCAAAAATCAATAATTCTCTCGCCAATCCATTTCTTAAAGCCTGTTCTTGAGTTTTACTAAATCCTATTTCAATATATTTTGATCCAATATTTAAAAGCAACATTGTTAATCCTGCTAGCAATTTACTATTATTTAATGAATCTATAAATTGCCTTCCATATCCCAAACCTACATTTATGTTATTTATCTTTTTATTTACCATGTTTATTAATACATATATAGAAATTAAATTTTCAGTGGTTTAATAGTTATAAATCAAACACCTATTTGTCGCATAATTCTATTTCCAGTTGAAGTAATGTAACCATAAACATTGTTACTTTGATTTCTTACCCTTCTATTGGCTTTTCTATAGCCTGATTTTATTTTATCTTGGGTAGCATAAAAACCTTCACTATTTTTACTATTTAAAAATAGTATAATTATCGCGATGATTACACTAAAGATTAATATATATGCTAACATTGTAATATATATTGATTCTATAAAATTTATTGATTCTATAAAATTTATTCATTCTATAAAATTTATTCTATATAATTTATTCTATAAAATTTATTGATTCTATATAATTTATTGATTCCCTTTCAAAATAAGAATACTTAATGTAACCGCGCCATTCATACAACCTCCACCTGTATTATATACTAAAACTGGTATCTGTCCGTCTTTATGATACCATTTACCGCCATTTATCATAGCAATCGGTCCCCCGGTTGATCCATAATTACCTGTATATTCATTAATTGTGATTTGTGCGGTATCACCTTCAGATGGTTTATAGGCAGGAGTATGAATTTTAAATTGGTGTGAGCCACCGGTACATCCGGTCATTGTTTGAGTTTTCACTTTAAAATATTGCGCATTAGGGTCAGTAGCTACAACATCAGTATCAGCATTTGTATGTTGTTCAATATATTCATACGGAAAATTTACGAACCCATTATCAGTTTTATCACCTCCACACGCAGGTTTTGGTGCTTTCATTTTACATGTAAAAGGATTTGTGGCATAATCCAAAGGCACCCATTGGCCTCCTCCCTTAGAACAATTATCCTTGGCGCAGGATTCATTGCAATTCTGAGTAGATAGCGTGGTGCAGTCACCAGAAGCATTCGGTCCTTCATATCCTTCAGGGCATTTAAGTTCGGTTGAAGTAGTTGCTGGCGCAGGTGCTGGCGCAGGTGTAGGTGCAATAGACCCATCAATATAAAATTCAGAAGGGTTTTTGTTTATGGTAAGTCTAACTCCATTTCCTACACTATTATAGCCAAGGTAATCTTGACACCGTGAATTAGGTTCGTTACATCCATTTTTAATATAAAAAACACCTGGTTTTTCAGTTTTAATTAATTCCCATTCCACACGACCTGGTCCAATAATCGCATCATATCCTGTGTATGTAATATAATAATTACACCGTTTATCTCCTTTATCACAATGCCAAGTATTTTGTATATAAAAATGGTTTGCTTTGCCTTGAACTGGAATGAATTTCCAATACACTCTATTTTCTACAGAACTTGTTTCATATAACTGAACTTTATTCCCTCCAAATTCAACCATCTTAGTTTTATCTGGTGTTTGAATCATTTGATTACCATTAATGGTAATTTGTTGTGTTGTGGTGTCGGTAAAACCTTCATAAATCTGTTCCGCAAATACAACTATGACTAAAGCAATTAAAATACCATGAAAAGTGCTTCGAAGAGTTGCAAAAATCAATGTAATTAATAAAATAATTTTTCCTATTGTAGATTTACTAAAATTAACCAAAACATTTGGACGTGTATAAAGTAATAAGGAAACAATTAATATAAATATAATATATTCTCCTTGTGAAATCATATATATAATATAAATATATAATTACAAATTTTAAATTCAGTATTCATTATTTAACAACCAGTTTTACAATTATCGAATGTTATTTTCAACATATCAGAATCTGTTGAACTATCATACGAAGCAGGCATTTGGAAAATATGCTGTTTTCCAGATTTAGTATCTGAGTATGGAACAATATTATATGTTGGGTCTGGTATAGAAGGATACGATGTGGATGAAGGCATAATCATCGAAGGAGATGTGTGCGGTATAATTTGACCTGGAATAGTTGGTTTAGTGTGTTTGGGTGGAGCGTGATGGAAAAATCCAGAAATGGCCTTCATAATATCTTTATAATGAGATGGTTCGACGTGTATTTTAGGGATTACACGCGCATGTTCTGGTATATGTGCTGGTGTTGATGCTTTCATTTTACACGTATAAGGATTTGTGGAATAATCCAACGGCACCCATTGACCTCCTCCTTTAGAACAATTATCTTTAGCACAATCTTCTTGACATGAGTATGACCAACCAGTCGTGCAATCACCTGAAGCATTGGGTCCTTCATATCCTTTAGGGCATTTAAGTTCTGTTGATGATGGAGTAGTTTTAGGTGATGGTGCTGGTGTTGATGCTTTCATTTTACACGTATAAGGATTTGTGGAATAATCCAACGGCACCCATTGACCTCCTCCTTTAGAACAATTATCTTTAGCACAATCTTCTTGACATGAGTATGACCAACCAGTCGTGCAATCACCTGAAGCATTGGGTCCTTCATATCCTTTAGGGCATTTAAGTTCTGTTGATGATGGAGTAGTTTTAGGTACTGGTACTAGTGCTGGTGGTGAAATGGTAGACGGTTTTGAGCTTGGTGTAGAGGGACCACAAGTGAAAGGATTTTTACTATAATCTAAAGGAATCCATTTACTACCAAACACATCACATCGTAGTTTTGCACAACTTTCTCCACAGTTTGCAGAACTTGACATTTCACAATTTTTAGCATTATCATTATGCTTATAACCCAAAGGACATTCTCCCCCAATTGATTTTAAAACTAAAGTATCACATTTACGATCAGCCCATTCTTTTTGGTCATTAGCACTATTCATTGTCCCCCAACCTTGACCAATATCAACATTATATTTTTGGTATTGACTTTTACACCAATCTAAATCACTCGTAGGATCAGGTGTGGGAGTAGTTTTAGGTACTGGTGCTGGTGTTGATGATGGTATTGACGCTGGAGTACTTTTAGGTACTGGTACTTGGGCTGGTAATGGTGTTGGAACTTGTGCTGGTGCTGGTGCTGGTGCTGGTGCTGGTGCTGGTGCTGGTGCTGGTGCTGGTGCTGGTGCTGGTGCTGGTGCTGGTGCTGGTGCTGGTGCTGGTGCTGGTGCTGGTGCTGGTGCTGGTGCTGG